TGGAGGTAATGCTCGAAAAGCATGGAAAGAAAGAGACACGGCAGGACCATTTCGGTGTACACTATGATCAGGTACAGAAGTTTGTAGATCACATGTGCCGCGACCACAGCTATTTTTGCAAATGGGCTGCAGACTACATCCTGGAGCGCTACGGCACGATCAATGATTTCTATAAGCCTGGGCATTTTGACTATCGAGCAGAAGTCCAAGACACCATCAACGAAATCTGCAAAGATGCTAAAGAGGTCTGGGCCGGCAAACACGGCGGCGAAGAGCAGCGAAAGAAGGACTTCGGTGACCTGTTCGAAGTCGTCCAGCGCCAGGTAAACAGGACCACAAAAACCAAATCATGAGAAGCACACTACTCAGCTGAGAACGTGTTTCACCATCAATCCCTGCCGGCAGCAGAACAGCTCCGGTGGGGATTTTTTATGTGTTTTTATACAGAAACATTACAGAAACGGCTTTACTTTCCCCAGAAAACTGGTATAATAACAGTACAAACACAGAAACAACACAGAAAAAAGAGGAGAAAGAAAATGAAGAAAATGAGCATGAGCAAAATGAACATAAACGAACTCAGAAACCTGGCGGTAAGCCTGGGAGCGGATCGCAAAAAATTATACGGAACATCAAAAACGAGCATGATCATTATTATTGATAACCTTAAAAAGAAAAACGGAGGAAAAACAGCATGATGAGCAGAGCAGCAGCGGTAGCATACGGAAAGAGAACCGGAGTTAAATACCACGTCAAAAACACGAACGGCGGCCTTCTTGGAGGCACAAAGACCAGGGAGCAGGCAGAGGCAATGAAAGCCCGCTGGGAGAAAGAATACAGAACAAACCCCTGGGCAAAAGGCGTCAAGGTTTACATCGAGGAAGTATAAGGAGGAAAAAGACATGACAAAGGCAGAGGAGAGAATCAATAAACTTTTTGAAGAGCTGGTCCCTGCAAGTGGAAAGGCCGCCACGGTGGCCGGGGAAATCGTAAGGGCAACCTGCCGGATCGGATACCGGTACATGAACGACGGAGACCAGATCGGGATCGGCTACGGGCGCGAAACCGTAAACCCGGCGGCAAGATACCTGATGGAAAAGTGTGCGGACACAACTGTCGAAGAGACTATAATCAGAATGTGGGGCCTCTACGACGAAACGCTTTATGAGGAGAAGCTGGAAGACCTCGAAGAAGCGGTCCTCCTTTACATAGAGCGGCACCCGGACCTTAAAACGACGGAAAACCCGGAGGACATGTGGGATTACCGCGACGCGAACGAGGACGTCGACACATACGACGAAGAAGAGGAGGACTGGTGATGAAAAACGGTTGGAAAGAAGGAACAATCGGAATCCCTGCAGGCGGCGGAAAGTACACCGCCTGCAGATACTGGGTAAAGCAGTACGGAACCGGCAGCGAGTACGGCATCGACGGCGGCAGGATCAGCAAGCTGGAGATCAGAATCGACGACAAGAAGGTGTGCCATTACGACCGCGGCTGGGACATAAAGCCGACCTGCCAGGAGGCAGAAAAAGCGCTGCAGATCCTGCTGCACGAATTCAACTGAGCCGGGATAATACCCCGGTTTTTTAGATACAATGAAGGAAAACGGAGGGAATACCATGAAACTGCGAATGACGGTCGGGCAGCTGGCCGAAGCTGTAAGAGAGCGGATCTTCCTGTGCTCGCTGTACGATATAAGCCGCGAGGTGGAACTAACCATGGAGCTCAAAGCATACACAGGAATCCTGACACTGGAGATCCTGTCGCTTTCACACACAGAAGAAGGATACACGGCGGTTGTTGATCTTCCAGCAGCAGCCATCGCGGCGCTCGATTCGAAACATTAACCGGAGGCAAAAGCCCCCGGTTTTTTTCTTTGTGTATTATGCCGAAAATGCGCGTGGCTATTGATTTTTTCCATATAACTGGGTATAATACAGTAAAACAACAGAAAACACACAGCAAAACAGGAGGAAACGAAAATGACAGAGATGGAAAAGCAGGGAGCGCAGAACGGATGCTTCAACATGGCAAAAGATGAAGGAATCGAAGCCTGCAGAGAATACAGAGCCCGCCTCGAAGCGCAGGGGTTCAGAACATACCTCGAATACTTCACCGGCGACCTTTTCATTGTAAAAACAGTCTAAACAGGAGGAACGGACATGAAAAACTTTACAATCGGCCAGAAGGTTATAAACTACGGAATCACCGCTACGGTGGTCGGTTTCCACAAGGTCACAGGAGACCTGATCCTGGAGGCACCGGAGACCGGACGCTGGATTGCAGATCCAGCAAAGACCGAAGCTGCACCTGAAAAGACACTGGAGCAGAGACACAGCGAAGCAATAAAAAAGATCGGTGGCGCGGCGATCCTTCTGGCCCTCCCGAAGCAGATCCAGGACGCACTGAAAAGCACCACAGACCTCGAAACCAAAGTGAAGATGCTGGAACTGATAGCAGAGAACATCTGAGAGGAGGAACCCAAATGAGATACTACAGCACGCAGCGCCCGGTGATGCCGGGTAGCTACCCCAAAACAGCTCCGGTCAAAGAAATCCGAAACTTTGACCGGAGAACTTACTGCCAGGAAATCGGACGCCCTGCCTGGGGCTGGATTGATTACGAGGGCACCATCAGCCAGAAAGACGCAGCCAGCTATGAGCTGGTGCCGGAAAGAAACGCAACCTGAAAACTCTGAAATTTCTGAACAAGAGCATAACCCACAACCCCTCCCAGAACGCCATGTGGGTGGGGCTGTGGATAACAAAGAAAGGAGCAAAATGGAAAGAGGAAACTGGTATTTCACATTCGGATGCTGCCAGGAACATGCTGGCCATTACGTCCGAATCTTCGGAACGTTTAGAGAAGCGCGAATGGAGATGTTCAAAAGGTACGGTTCCAGCTGGGCGTTCCAGTATTCGGAAAAGCAGTGGAACGATATGAAGAATGATCCGGAGCGGTGCTGGGAGTGGCCCACGGAGCTGACAGAAAAGGTAACAAAGCCATGCCCAGTATGCGGAAATGTTTTCTTAGGAAACAGATACGCAGGAATAACCGATGTATGCCCTTCGTGTTTATCTATACTTAAAGCAGCAATGAAAAAGAAGAATGTAGCAAATGGCAAGTTATATATAGACACAGAAAAGGGCCTGGAATACCTGGGCGAGGTAACAGGCGTGCATTTTGAATGAGGTAAAACCATGGGATATTTAAAAGAGAGACACGGAATCATGATGCTGGGGAAGACCCCGGAAGGAACATGCCCGGAGTGTGCGGTGAAGCACGATCCGCGGATGCCACACAACCGGGACAGCCTCACATATCAGTACAAGTTTTATGACCAGCACGGCCGCTGGCCGACCTGGGCAGATGCTATGGCGCACTGTGATCCGGCAGTGAAAGAAGCGTGGATCGAAGGACTGAGAAAGCACGGAGTGGGGGTGAAGCCATGAATAGAATGGATAAGTACCCGCCAGTGTGCACTAACGAAGGAGCGCGGACCTATTTTAAAAACAAAGGACTGACATACAAAGACATCACCAGCGGAGAAATACTCGCCCTTGTTTTGATGCTTAACCAGGAACTTAAAAAGTCGAACAAAGCCGGAGAGACATCAGTATGCACCATGCACCTGAGCCAGAAGATCGACTCCAAGTACAGGAGCAACGGAACGTTGATCAGCTGCTATCTGTACATGAACAGCCACTACTTCACCAGGAGGGAATGCATCAGCTTCGGAGAAAACGGATTCATAGGTTTTGCAGGATGGGCCGACGATGCTAACCTGAATCCGATACGCCGAGCGTTTCTTCGCTGGTGCGATGAGATAGCAAAGTCAAAGGAGGTGTAGCCATGAAATGTGAGAACTGCCCTGCCCTTCGCGTTGAGGGATACGAATACCCGGAGGAATACTGCGCAGCTTATGTGCCGGAGCAATCAATGGTCGACTTCAAAGACGGCAGCGGTGGCTGTCGATACACTGCGAAGCGGATCGCAAAGCGGGTGGATCGCTACGACCGGATGCGGGATCACCAGTATGACGGAATCGAGGTATACGCGAAAGAATCAGAAGGAACGGAGCAAGCCATGAGAGCGGCGATTGCCTCGGCGCTGGAAAAGACGCACCTGACGCTGTGTCATAAGAGCGACATTGACGGCAAGCTCTACGAGGCTGATGCTGACGCATACACACTGAGGGAACTCCCTGGCTTGCTCCGCTGGGACTACGAGGAAGAGGAAGAGAAGGTACAGAAAGCCTTCTGCGACAAATGCCGGTGGCGGACCCGATACCAGAAATGCAGCTGCTGCCGGAGGAACCGGAAGATGCGAGATAACTATGAGGAGGAAGACCATGGCAAGATGTAAAGCGTGCGGAGCGGAGATCAAGTGGATCAAGATGAAAAGCGGAAAGAGTATGCCGGTAGATTTTGAGGCTTACCGTTTCCATCTTTGGAGCGAAAATGCAAAACCCGATACTTTTATAACTGAGGACGGAGATACCGTAAAAGGGACGCCGCCTGTAACAATGATCGGATACAGACCACACTGGTCCACATGCCCAGCAGCCGATAGTTTCAGGAAGCGCTGATCCGCATCGAAATGACCAGAGCACCATGAAACAAAAGATAAATGCGCCTGAGAGCGCCTGAGCAACATCCACAAATTGTAAATACACCCGAAAGGAGCAAAAATGAACAAAGTCATTTTAATGGGACGCCTCACCAGAGACCCGGACATCCGGTACACCCAGGGAGAAAACACCATGTGTATCGCCAGGTATACACTGGCGGTCGACAGGAGACATAAGCAGCAGAACGCGGAGCAGACTGCAGACTTTATCAGCTGTGTGGCATTTGGCCGTGCCGGAGAGTTTGCAGAAAAGTATCTGCGCAAAGGTACGAAGATCACCATCGCCGGCCGCATCCAGACCGGCAGCTACACGAACAAAGACGGCCAGAGAGTATACACGACGGACGTCGTAATCGAAGAACAGGAATTCGCAGAAAGCAAAGGAAGCGGCCAGAATAACACCCAGAACGGCCAGCAGAGCGGATACGGCCAGAACAACGGACAGCAGCAGAATAACGGCAACACGGGCCAGAATGACGGCCAGAACAACGGATACTACAGCCAGGGAACAATGGACGGATTCATGAACATCCCTGACGGTATCGACGAAGAACTGCCCTTCATCTGATCAGGAGCAGCCACCATCAAAAAAGCGGGAGGCGGGAAACCGTCTCCCTTGCTCGTTTGACATGACAGCAAATATGCCGTAAAATAACAGAATAGGTACAGAATAAATACAGAGGAGGAGCGGAATGGCTCGGAAGATTACGTTTGCACTCCAAAAAGGCGGAGTAGGAAAAACGACCAGCACGGTGTCCACGGCAGAGATACTGGCTGCTGCAGGATACCGCGTGCTCGTTGTAGATTTTGATTCACAAGGGAATGCAACGAAGATCCTGACAGGAAACAGCATATACCAGTACAGCGGAAAGACCATCATGGAAGCAATCCAGGAGGGAAACGCGGACCCGTACATCGTAACGGTAAAGGACGGCCTGGACTTAATACCCGCTGAGGACCGGCTGGCGGCCTTTTCCCGGTACATTTACACAGCAGGCATAAATAATCCATACGCTACATTAAAACGGCTCCTGGAGCCCGTAGAGGCAAAATATGACTACATCTTCATAGACGTAGGACCGGAGCTCGGAGACCGGGCGATCAATGCGATAGTGTACGCAGACGACATAATCATCCCTATGGATTGCGGCGACCTATCAATGGACGCTATGGTGCGCTTCATTGAGTTTGTAGACGCCACCAGGGAGGAAGGCCACACTCAAGCTCGGATCGCAGGTATCGTCCTCACCATGAGAGACGGCCGGCCACTGAGATATGAGCGGGACATCAGCGACGGCGTCAGGGCAGCATACGGAGACCTGGTGTTTGATACAGAAATCCGGCGCAGAATAAGGATCAAAGAAATACCTGCAATCGGCGTGGACATTGACGAACCAGCCATGGATGACTACGTATCGCTCGTAGAAGAAATGCTACACAGACTAAGCTAAGGAGGAAACAACGTGAATAAACAGAAGAGAGAAACAGCGCAGGAGCGGATCGCTCGCATGCAGCGCGAAAGACAGCAGGCAGAGGCAGCAGCAAAGGAAAGCCAGAGCACGCAGACGACTGAGCTCGTCGGGCAGCTTACCCATGAGAGTGACGGAGAGCCGGACTTTGCTGAGCTGGCTGTGAAGCTGGAGGAAAGGAAGCAGAAGGAAGCCAGGGGAGAAAACGACGGCCACGTAAAGATGACCATCTACGTAGAAGAAAACCTGGCAAAGAGCTTTAATGCGCTGATCACGAAGCGCGGCCAGCAGAAACAATTCATCAACCAGGCTATCCGTGACTTTGTGCAGAAGAAAGCGAAAGAACTCGGATTATAAACAAAAAGCCGCAGGAAAAGACCTGCGGCTTTTTTTATTCTCCATGATTTGTCAAATAGCCTAATAAATGGGGTGTTTAATTTGGCTATCTCTGTTATAGTGAAGGAAGGGGATCACCCCCACCCCACGTTAGAACGACCAATCGATACGAACGTCCTCCATGTCGATATGTACCCCGTCAATCAGCTGGAGCAGGAAAGCACGACGCCCTCTTAATTCGGCCTCCTGCCATGAGAAAGCAGCATCACAAAGTAGCGTCTTAAAACCAGCAGCATCGAATAGTCTCGGTTTCTTTTCCTCACCCCGCGGAAGTAGCCTCGACCTTTCGGTGTGTGCTTTCTGGATAGCTTCAGCGATCTCCCCGACGGAGGCCATCTGGTCGTGCTGGAGCAAATCCATCAATCTACTGATCTCGGCATCCAAGCGCCTGATCTTTTCCGCGGATTCGCGGCCAGCATTCGAGTCGTCCTTCTGGGCGGCTCTTTTTTCTATGATTTCATTCACCTGCGCTGGATCTTCAGCCAAACGCAGCATCCGTGATACGACAATGTCGTCCAGCTTTGCAACCGGGATATGCGGAGCCATGCACCCTGGATCTTTGACCATTTTTTTATTTTTCTTTGCCCTGGAGTGGCAGGAGTAGACCAGACTTCCGTTCGGCCTTTTGTGCGCAAAATAACGCGCTCCGCAGCAGGCACAGAAGATCATACCGGTCAGCAGGTGGGAGCTTTCCCCGGAAGACTCGGCGTGGTGCAGACGCGCCCTGCGGGCCTTTACGCGGCGGTCGATATCGGCGCTCACAATAGCTTCGTGCTGGCCTTTTTTTCGGACACCATCGAAGTGAACAGTGCCAGCATAAAGCGGATTGTCTAAAATATTCCCGACCGTAGATGTGTGGGACCAGTCTCCGTGCTTAGTTTTGCAGCCGACCATGCGTCGCGTGATCTCAGACAAAGAGTGCCCAGCGGAATACAATGAATAAACCTCGCGGACCTGCTGCGCCTCGCCAGGATTCACCACCAGCTCCCCGTCGATATAATCGTAACCGATAGGATCAGTGCCTCCACCATGCCAGAGTCCCTCTTCCGCGCGGCCGGCGCGGCCCATAAGTGTGCGCTCGGTTATGGTCTCGCGCTCCATCTGGCTAAAAACGCTGAGGACCCCCACCATGGCGCGGCCGTAAATTGTCCCAGTATCGAAGGACTCCTGCATCGAAACAAAGTCGGTGTTGTTCGCCATGAAGACATCCTCGATCAGGTAAAGCGTGTCCTTCTGAGAGCGGGAAAGCCGGTCCAGCTTGTACACCAGGACCACGTCAAACTTCCCAGCTTCGACTCCAGCCATGAGCTCCGTTATTCCTGGACGATCCAGAGAGGAACCGGAATGCCCAGGATCAATAAAGATCCCTGCTACTACCCATCCCTTAGCTTTGCAATAAGCTATCAGCCTTTCCTTTTGGAGCGGCACAGAGTACCCCTCCTGATCCTGCCGGGCTGTAGACACCCGAATATAAATTGCTACTTTTTTCACCTTTCATCACCGTAACTATTATCACACACCAGCAAGTAAATGTGCTTAAGAAAAAAATGGTGTCTTTGTTCAAAACGTAGAAAACAGAAAAAAAACAGAAATCCTCTTGCTTTTCCCCACAATTCTGGCATAATAACAGTACAAACACAGAAAACAAACAGAAAGCCGGCAGGCAGGAGGAAAAGAAAATGTTAGACTTCAAAGATCAGACATTCGGAATCGAACTGGAATTCACGGGAATCACCCGGAAAAAGGCAGCATGCGCAATCGCGATGACGATCAGAGGCGACTACGAATACACACACATCACCAGCTACGACAAGAGGATCATCACAGCGCAGGACGGCCGGAAATGGACGATCTGCAGCGACAGCAGCGTCACAGGCAGCAGCGCTGGAAGAGGCGGAGAATTTGTAACGCCGATCTGCAGATACGAGGACATCGAAAAGGTCCAGGACTGCATCAGAGCCCTCCGGAAAGCAGGAGCAAAGGTAGACAACAGCTGCGGGCTTCACATCCACGTCGGAGCAGACAAACACACAGCAAAAAGCCTGCGGAACCTTACATACACATTCAAAGCAAAGCAGGATCTCATTTATAAGGCAGCAGGAGCTGCAGACCGGATGCATAACAGATTCTGCAGGATAATCGGAGACGACCTGATCAGCAAGATAAAAAAGGAAAAGAACCTGGACATGACAAAACTGGCAGACACCTGGTACGAAACCTACGCACCTGGCCAGAGCAGGAGAGCACACTACAACGATAGCAGGTACCACGGGATCAACCTCCACAGCGTCTGGTACCACGGCACTGTAGAATTCCGACTCTTCCACGCGACGCTTCACGCGGGAGAGGTCAGAGCCTACATCAACCTGATCCTGGCGATGAGCGCAGCGGCGATCAACAGCAAGCGGGCCAGCGCAGAGGTCCTCGATAACGGGAACGACAAATACGCAATGAGATGCTGGCTCCTCCGCCTCGGATTCATCGGAGACGAATACCAGACGGTCAGGAAGCACCTCCTGAAGCGCCTCGACGGCAACGCGGCCTGGAGGAACGCTCCGGAGACTTACGACAGCTACAACAACAGACACAACAGGCAGCAGGCCACAGCATAAAAGGAGGAAACAAAATGAGAGTGACAATACCTGGATACACAAGCCTCACCGGTTCTCCGGTGGTGATCCTGCAGGCCATGCAGGACGCGCGGCTCTTCGATCACCTGACCGGTGACGACTACATCAAAGAAGTAACACATGCAGCCTGGCGGTTTTTCGGAACCGCCCTGCAGGTTACGGGAGATACATACCCGGAGAGGTGCGAAAGCCTTCTGAGGGAAATGGACCGCACAAACATGATACACATCGAGGAGGAAAACTAACCATGAAAAACAAAAGACTCTACATCGCATACGGAAGCAATCTGGACACATGGCAGATGAGGCATAGATGCCCTGGGGCAAGGCCGGTAGCAAAGAGCTGGCTCCACGATTACCGGCTGGTCTTTCAGGGCATGCCTCTGAACGCCCATGCGAACGTGATCCCGGAAAAAGGCCAGGAGGTCCCGGTGGTGGTCTGGGAGATCAGCGCAGCAAACGAAAAGGCCCTGGACCGGTACGAAGGCGTCAGAGCCGGATACTACACAAAGGAATACTTCACCATCGAGGTCGACGGAGAAATGGTCGAGGCCCTGATCTACATCATGTGCCCGCGCGACTTTAACCTGCCCAGCGACGGCTACCTGCAGACAATCGCCTACGGATACCATGACTTCAACTTTGATATCCGATACCTGAACGAAGCAGCAAAACACGCACACAGGCACGCGGACTACGTGCCGGCATAAAGAGAAAGGAGAACCAACCATGACAACAAAATCTACAAGATATCTGGACGCACAGGGCAGGATCATCCTGCCCAACCACATCCGAAAGACTCTGAACCTGGCGCCAGGGAGCGCCGTCGAGGTTGATATGGAGGATGCGTATACTATCCGGATCAGACCCGCAGACTTGCGCTGTGATCTGTGCGGAGTGCGACTAACAGAAAAAGAAAGTCGAACCATCACCGTCTGGTCTGGACAGAAACACGTGTGCAGGATATGCGAAGCAAAAATCCTGATAGAGAAAAATAAGGAGGATTTAAATGGTTAAAGTAAAGACCGGCGACCTTTTAAACGCCACAGAAAAAATCATCGGGCACCAGGTAAACTGCATGGGAGCGGCCGGAGGACTGGCCGCCGCGGTGTTCGAGAAATACCCTGATGCAGAGAATGACTACTACCAGGTGATCGACCGAGTACAGGCAGCAGGAGGAATAGGATACGCGCTGCTCGGAACCACCATGCTCACTGGCCAGCAGCAGGACGGCCACATCATAGCAAACATCTTCGGACAGCTTATGCCAGGGGCCGACTACAGACCGGACTACCTGCGGAGCGCCCTGGAGATGCTGGCAAGATGTGCGAAAGCAGGAGGCTGGAGCGTAGCCCTGCCATGGCGCCTCTCCTGCGGCATCTGCGGAGGAGACTGGACCGAGGTCCAGCAGATCATCGAGGAGACCATGAAAGATGTAGAGTGTGTGATCTACCGGAGGGAGGGAGACGAATGATAACGATCCCGAAGACGCATGAAGAATGGCTCCAGGCCCGCAAATACGGCCTCGGAGCCTCCGATGCCGGGGCTGTCCTGGGCGTCAACCATTGGAAAACAAACTACCAGCTGTGGGAAGAAAAGACCGGGCGCAGAGACGCAGATGATATCTCAGACAAGCCCCAGGTCAAATACGGCCACGATGCGGAGCAGTACATCCGCGGCCTCTTCGCCCTGGACCATCCGGAGCTCAAAGTCACCTATGAAAGCCCGTACAAGATCATCCGGTCGGACGTGCACCGGTTTATATTCTGCACGCCAGACGGCGAGCTGGAGGACCAGGACGGTCGCCATGGTGGACTGGAGATCAAGACAACGGAGATCCAGAACGGACGCCAGTGGGATGAGTGGAACGGAAGAATCCCTGATACCTACTATGCCCAGGTCTGCCATCAAATGCTGGCAGCAGGCTGGGAGTTTGTCTGGCTCCGCGCACAGATCAAATACACCACCAGGAGCGGCGAAATCCGGGCAGAAATGCGAGATTACTACATAGATAGGGAAGAGGTCCAGGAAGACATAAAAACCCTGGAATCGGCCGAAATCGCGTTCTGGGACCTGGTCCTGACGGGCACACCGCCAGCGCTCAAACTGCCAGCAATCTGAACCATGAATAACCAGAAAGACCGGTGTCAAAAGCACCGGTCCTTTTTTGTGCAAAACGTAGAATCTCCCTGATTCGCTTGAATTTACCAGAAAACTGGGTATAATACATAATAAAGACAGCAATAACACAGCAAACAAACAGGAGGAAAACGAAATGACAAGCAAAGCAAGAGCAGAAGGAAACTGCAACTACAGACTCTGGACCACAGAGGAGCTGATCGAGGGTTACGCCTGGGAGGCAGGCAGGATCAACCAGAAGGACCGGGAGCTGGCACAGCGCCTGATCAAGAAGGAACTGAAACGGCGCTTTTCCGCCACCCTTCGGCTCCTGGACGATGAGCAGACGGTACAGAACCCGAAAGGAACCTACAGATACCTGACCGGAGAGGATCTCCCGAAGGCATAAATGCAAACCCGCGGGCGGCGGGCAAGCCGCCCAGAAAGTATTACGGATACATTACAAAGGAGGTATAAAAATGTATACAATCGATAGACTCGAAAAGAAATACGGAATCAAGGTAAGAAAAGACTTCGTCAGCGCGATCAGCGGTAAGCAGCTCTACAAGATGTACAGCGCAGACGGATGCCACTGGGAGAACGGCCTGTCACTGAAAGGTCTGAGAGAAGAATGCGAAGAATGGGAAAAGGAACTCCTGGAGATCAAGCAGGGGGTCGACGAGGCAAGAGCCAGAAGAGCAGCCAGATCCCAAACGGATGAATCGTAAAAAGCGCTTGCACTTCACCATGATTCTGGTATAATGTCAGCAGAAACACAGAAAACATACAGCAAAGAAAATAACGGAGGAAAAAATATGGAACTGAGAATGTCACCCGAAAACATCCAGGCGGCTCTCCCGGTGATCGGATTCAACTATGAGGAGCTGAAAGCAGAGCTGGCGGAACGCCTGCAGCACTACAACGGACTGGTGGTAACGGAGGATACCATCAAAGATGCAAAGACGGACAGAGCGAACCTGAACAAGTTGCGCACGGCAATCGACACCAGGCGCAAAGAAGTGAAAAAGGCTTACATGGTGCCTTACAACAACTTCGAAGCTCAGTGCAAAGAGCTGACCGCCCTGATCGACGAACCGATCAAGGTAATCGACGACCAGCTCAATGGATTTGATGAGCGGCGTAAGCAGGAGAAGCTGACGCAGGTCAAAGACGAATACGAGAGCCTGATCCCGGAGGCTCAGAAAGATATCATACCCTTTGATCGGATCTTCGATAAGCGCTGGCTCAACTCCACCATGAGCATCCTGAAAGTGCAGGACGCGCTCAGAGACTGGAGCAAGCGCGTCGGAGCGGACCTCATCGCAATGGACGCGGTGGATCAGGAATACAGGCCAGCGGTCCGGCAGAAGTACATCGAGACGCTGGACATCCAGAAGGCAATCGGCCACGTAGACGCGCTGAAAGCCGCACAGGCAGCCTTCGAGCGCAGACAGGCAGAACAGGCCGCCCAGGCAGAGAAAAGGGCCCAGGAGGCCGAAATGAGGCGCCAGGAGGCAGAAAGAAGAGCCCAGGAAGCCGCAGCAGCACAGCAACAGGCCCAGGCGCAGCAGCCGCAGCAGGCAGCACCGCATCTTAACAGACTCATTCTGGAATTCGCAATCACCAGGGATCAGGCAATCGCCCTGAAAGACTTCCTGGACCAGAACGGTATCAAGTACAGAAAGTACACAGCATAAGGAGGTAACACCATGGCAGTAAATAACAGCTTCGCTGGCAGAGGCCAGCAGAACCAGCAGCCCCGCGGACAGTACGGTCCGCAGGGGCAGTACCCGCAGCAGAACAGAGGACCGGCCCAGAATCAGGCACCCATGGCCCAGCAGGAACCACCGGACAGGATGCTCACTGAGTACAAGGTGGGAGACCAGAACGTCAAGCTCTCGATGAACATCGTCCGAAAATTTCTGGTAAACAGCAGGTATCCTGTCACAGACCAGGAAATCGGAATGTTTATCAGCCTGTGCAAATACCAGCACCTGAACCCCTTTATCCGGGAGGCTTATCTGATCAAGTATTCTTCGGATCAGCCGGCCACCATCGTCACCGGAAAAGACGCTTTCATGAAGCGGGCATGCCGGAATCCGAACTTCGACGGCCAGGAAGCCGGAATCATCCTCTTCCATGAGGAAAGCGGTGAGATTGAATATAGAATCGGATCTATGAGAATGCCAGACGAAAGACTGATCGGAGGCTGGGCAAGGGTATACGTCAAGGGATATGAGGTGCCGATTTATGCGGCAGTTTCCTGCGAGGAATACGCGCAGAACAACCAGCAATGGAGAAGCAAGCCGGCCACCATGATCCGGAAAGTGGCACTGGTCCAGGCCCTGCGTGAGGCTTTCCCGGTCGACCTCGGCGGAATGTACACTTCCGATGAAATAGGAACGGACGACCTCGACGAAGTCACCATCGCTCCTGCAGCTTCTCCGCAGAGAGCTCAGGCCCAGGAGCCTCAGCAGCCGGAGATCATCGACGCCCCGCAGCAGGCCCAGGAAGCCCCGCAGACGCCTCCTCAGCAGCCTCAGAGACAGAACAACCAGCAGACCACAGAAGACAGCCTGAGCGGCATTTTCTAAGCAAATAACAGGACAGGCCAGAGCCCGTAAAGCTCTGGCCTTTTCCTGCGGGAAAGAGAGGAACCATGGCAAACGAGATAGAGTATAACTACCTCACGATCCAGGGCTGGATGATCTCCAGACTTAACCTTAAAGGAAACGCACTCCTGGCATTTGCTCTTATTTACGGATTCACCCAGGACGGTGAAACGGAATTCAGAGGAAGCATCGCATACATGTGCTCCTGGCTGAATTGCAGCCGGCCGACCGTCTCAAAAGCACTGGATGATTTGATCCAGAAGGACCTGATAATCAAGAGAGCCGAGACCATCAACGGCGTTACATTCAACCGGTATCGCGTAAATTTACAGGTAGTAAAGAATCTTTACAGGGGCAGTAAAGAATCTTTACAGGGGGGTAGTAAAGAAACTTTACACAATAATACTAATATAGATACAAATAAAGATAATGATAGAGAGAAGCAGCCGGAGCCAGAGGCAGATGTAGAACTGATTCCTCTTAATGACGGATCAGGGTGGAGACCATCACAATCTCTATACGAGGAATACTGCAGGCTTTATCCAGGAGTGAATGTCCAGCAGGAATTCAGGGGAATGAGAGCGTGGTGCTTAGCAAATCCCAGCAAACGAAAGACCAGGCGAGGAGTAACTGCATTCGTCAACAACTGGCTCAGCAAATCACAGAATCAGGGATACAGGAGACCGGCACCATCGCGTAACGCATTCAATCAATTCCCGCAAAACACGTATGACTTCAATAAGCTGGAGGATATGCTGAGTAGCTAAGAGCAGATAGGAGATCACCATGGATAAGAAAAAAGACCCTAAGACATACCCACTCAACGTCACAATACTCAGGATGTATGAGGCAGGATACAGCATGGAAGATATCGTAGCAGCGACAGGTCTGACTGCGAAGAACATAAACAACAGACTCTATAGGTTCGGCAGGAGTATGATCTTCAAAACTCCGAAAAGCGGAAAGTTTATAGACAGGTTCAAAGCTGAATGGGAAAAGGCAACCGGAATGATCAGACCATACCTATGACCAGGAGGACCGGCGTCAAAAACGCTGGTCCTTTTTTGTGCATAGTGCCGATTTTGCAAATACCGGTTCACTTTTTCCATATTTCTGGTATAATAACAGTACAAACACAGAAAATTAACAGTAAAAACAGGAGGAACCGAAATGAACGAACTTAGAACAATCGAAAACATGAAAGCCTGGATGAACGAAAACTACGAACTCGGCTGGTATGACGACTTCTGGAACGGAGTCGAGGCATTCAAAAACATCGGCCTGATCACGGATGAAGAGTACGCAGAGCTCAAGGATCACGGAGAGCACCTGCAGACGATCTTCGACAAGAGGGTCGAGGGAGACCTGGCGGAATACCGTGAGCACCGCAGAAAATACAATTTCTAAGAATATGCGAGCGGAGGCATTGAATAAGAGAACAGCGCCCTCATAGTGAGGCAACAAAGACCTCTGCGATGACCATATAGGGGTCAGGTCAGGACCCACCCCAAACAAACCGCACCATGGCCTGATCCCGACTCGGAACGTAGCACAACGGAGAAGTGCAAGCCCTAACTCAAAAAAAGATATCAGTGTCGATGCAGTTACAAACCCAAGGGCAAATGATGCAGGTTCAACTCCTGCCGTTCCGAATCAACCAAACACAAAAGAGGAGGAACCAAAATGAAAAGAGAGATCATAGCTGCCCTGGCAGCAGCAGTAATCACATTAGCAGTCACGCTTCTGATCACACAGGCCGTGGGCGCGAGCAGGGCTGATCATACCATCGGAGGAGAGTTATTCTTGATCCCGATGATTTTTTATGTAGCCTGGTACCCGCTGCACATCTGGGCCGGAAGAAAAGCATGAGCCTGCCGGACAATTATGAATGCGAGGGCCAAATGACCATTGCTCAATTTTTAGAGGAGACAGACCTGCCGGAGAAATGCTACACATGCGCCCGGCATTGTCCTCCCCGGTGGCCTTGCCTGATCTACAAAGAACCGCCCAGAAGCTGCGAATTCTGGAAAAGTAAAGAGGTGATGCACCATGAAAGAAAACATAGCAATAAACGCTGAGGGATACGCAGATCCTACGGCGTATAAAGCGATAATCGCAATCATAAAGGAGGAAAAAATGAGGGCACAAGTAAAAGCAGGAGATGTCTGGGAGTTTGGTACAGACTACGGCGAAGTGATCTGCCTGGTCCTTGCGAAAAGCGGAGGCGCATGCACAAGTGTGAAACTTTTCGATGAATTCAGGGAAGACTCAGACATCCAGGTAAACGCCATGGGCGGAATGAAATACGGATGTACAGCCAGGATCAACTACCTGCCGGAAGCCAGAGCAAACAGACTGATCAGAGAGCTCAAAAGTGCAGAGATGAAAAAAGTAAAAGAGGCCCTGGCGGCACGATTTGAAATCGAAGCACCGGCTCCAGCACCGGAAGAAAAGACAGTCGAAGTTGAAAAGATCATCGAGGTGACTGTGCCGGACGAAGAAATCAAAGCAAAGCTGCAGGAGCTGCGGGAGACCATCAAAGACATAGAAGATGCGGACGGCAAGCTCAGCCAGGCCAAGACGGCGAGGTTTATCAGCAGATACATGACTGCCCTGGGAATTTGAGAGGTGGACCATGAGCAACACAGATTTATACATAAGGGACAAGACCAGCGGACACGTGCACAGGATCGGAGACGATCCGCATGATTCCCTCTGGGTGGATCACGAAGGAACGGTCCACTACATGAACCTGCAATGCGGGGACGGAGCCGGCCCGTACAGCCAGATGGATCACAGGGCTGGCTTCGAATTTGTGGCATCCGTGTACGGTGTTCCGGATGACGGAGACGCCATGGAGGACGCAAAGAAGTACAGAGAGAATCGCGATAAATTCAGAGCGAAACAGGCAGAGCTGGCCAAAAAAGGGATAGTATTACTGAGCTAATAGGAGAGGAAAGATGATTAAAAAGATAGCAAGAACAATAGCAGCACTGCCTTTCATGGTGGCGCTGCTGCTGGCAATTATCGTCGCTACGCTCTTAGACACGGGCATAGAGGACTACGGCGACTATTGGAACTGGTAGGAGGTACCATGACACCTGCAGATAAGATCAGACAAATGACAGACGAGGAACTGAACAAATTTCTCTGGGGCCTTAAGATTAACAGCATCACCCAGTTTTTAGAAAAAGGGGGCGCAGGGCTTATGAACGCATACGATCAGCGCATCTGGCTCCAGAGCGAAGATCCGGAGTGGACCGGAGAGTTTAAACCATGGTCAGAGGAGAACGGAAAATGAACAAAGACATTAATAACACACTGCAGGCGCTTGTGCCGATCCTGCAGATGAATGGTGAAAAGGTCCAGCGTATCGAGGCCGTCCAGGACTGGTACACCATAGACGGCCTCGAATACATGAAAGAGGTCGCGGAGATCACCTACACAAGTGGCTACAGGAAATATGCGGATATCGGATGCGATGCCAATCTGACAGCAGTATACGACGTCATGGCTGTTATACAGGACATAAAGCCACGGAGCGAGTGTATCGGACGTATCGTCAGAGGGGTTTATGAGATGCCATCCGTAGAGCCAGGACCAGCAAAAGAGCAAGCGAGAAAAAATGTTATATATGAACAGACAGGAGAGCCGGCAATGCTCGAACAGACGGCAGAAGAGTGCGCAGAGCTGGCCCAGGCCCTATTAAAGCTGGCAAGAGCGGAGAGAAGAGAGAGCCCTACGCCCAGATCCATGGAGGAATGCCAGGAAAAAGTCCTGGAGGAAATCGCAGACGTGGAAACATGCCTGGCGCAGCTGACGGCAGCACCATGGATGAACATGGAAAAGATATTCGAGCAAATCGACGTAAAGACAGAGCGCTGGAAGCGCAGGATCGGCATGATTTGAGTTTCCGTAATTAAGGCAGTATAATGACGGCAAGACAACAGAAAACCTGTCACGGGAAATTATACATGTCAGACCTGAGCAAGAACGCACGCGCAGCAGCCGCCATGGGGCTATCCTACGGGAAATATAAGGCCCTGACATATAATCCTGACCAGGAGAAAAAAAGCCCGTCAAAAAGCCGCAGAAAGCCTCAAAAGGGCAAAAGGTATAGTGAGCAAGAGGCATTTATACTCTGGCAGGAAGGAAAGACAGACGAAGAAATAGCGTCTGTCTTTGGCGTTTCGCGGACACTTATCCAGCGCTGGCGCGACACCATGGAACTGCCCTCCACATCAAAACGCAGAATCGACACAAAGAAATACCGCCTGGAGCAGAACCCAGACGGCACATATGTCGTTCTAAAGGAGACCATGGTGAATCGACATAATCCCCGAAATTCATAGCTTTATAGAAAAAAAGCTGGTAACATTATAGACAAATAAAAAAACTGACCAGAGCCGGCAAGCAGAAGGTCAGTTTTTAAGGGACGCACGATTCACCATATGGAAATCGGCTTTTTTATTAAATCAATTTTAACACATCCCGCGTCCCTTTTCCATAGGAAGGGGAGAAAAAGAATGTATTCAGCAGGAAATCTCGCGAGAAACATAGATGCAGCGAAACACCATGTCTTATTCCACCACAATCCGGAGGACACGGATGGGTACATAACTATCGCATGTAAAGACAGAGCCACTGGACGATTCAACCAGCAGCACTATCTGCCTGGAGACCTGGCGGATCACCTCACAAGCGTTATGGGTGAAGATGTGTTCTTTTCACAGAACACCTTCTACCGCAAGGCGAGGCGCATAGAAAACATTCGCCAGCTCAGGTCCCTCTACGTTGACCTCGACTTTTATATCTTCAACTACGCACCAGACTGGATCATCGGAAAATTAGAATACGAGTTTTTCAGACAATCCATACCAGAGCCAAACCTGATAATTTTTTCAGGCCAGGGAATCGTGCTGATTTGGATGATCGAGCCGGTGCCGTATCAAGCCCTGCCGCTGTGGCAGGCAGTCCAGAACTATCTCTTAAATCAATTAAAACCCCTGGGAGGAGACTCGAAAGCAGCAGACGCAGCCCGTGTGTTTCGTCTGGCAGGATCAATATCCTCCAAAAACGGAAATGAAGTCCGCGTGGAATACCGCCATGACTACCGGTATACGCTCAGAGATATCCAGCATGACTACCTGCCGGAACTGACACCGCCACAGGACACGCAGAAGCCCAAAAGAGGCCGCAAAAAGAAGGTCGTGCACCTCTACAACATGTACACCCTCAACAGCGCCCGCCTGCGCGATCTGACGACCCTGGTGACCATCAGAAAAGGGAATATGCCGCAATGCCGGGAAATAACTTTGTTCCTTTACCGGTACTGGACCTGCTGCTTCACAGGAGACCCGCAGGAAGCCCTGCTGCAGACATTAGAATTCAATGAGCAATTCAGGTACCCTCTTAAACAGAAAGAGGTTGTAAAAGCCACAGAAAGCGCCCAGAAAGCATATAGCGCAAGCTCAGATAAAGAAGCAAACGAAAAGGCAAAAGCCATGGGCTACCCCGGCGCAGGGTACAATGTCAGCAACGCGAAGATCATAAGCTGGCTGAACATCACGCCAGAAGAACAAACACATATGAAGACGATCATCGGGCCAAAGGAAAAGAACAGGCGCAGGCGCGTAGCCTACCATGAAAACCCGGAACCCAAAAGACAAGCTGTCACGGCATACCGCAGGAAAAATGGCGTAAAGACCAGGGAAGAATATAAGCAGGAGAAGCAGCAGCAGACTGATGTAAAGCTGGAGCTGGTCAAAGCTGCCCTGCAGGAATCCCCCGGCCTTTCCATCAGAAAGCTGGCAGAAAAAACAGGACTATCAAAGTCAGTAGTCCAGAGATTAAAAGCTCTTTTATAACCCCTACAGGCTAAAGCCCTTTAATATAAAGGGGAACAGACCGTGGGACACTTTCACCATGGGACAGCGGGACATAAAAATGATACAATGACAGAAAATACACAGCAGAGGAGGACACATGAAAAACAGGAGCTACGCAAATAGAGGCTCGTCGTTTGAACAGTTTATCAACTTCACGAATGAGAGATACCGCAGGAGCGGGATAGCATTTATAAAAAAGCAGTGCACAGAGTTTATACCGATCAGGGATAGAAACGGAAAGATCAGCACCGTGAAAGTGGAGCACAAAGCTACCTTCGATTACCTGGGCCGGTTTAACAGCCACCCGATAGCCGTGGAGGCGAAAAACACAAACACACATTCTATCAGATTCGACAGAATCGAACCAAACCAGGCTGAGGACATGGATGACTTCACAAGCGAGAAGGGCACCATCGGCCTGGTCCTCCTCAGCTTTAACCTCGAAACATTCTACGCAGTCCCCTGGGCGTTTTGGTCAATGGCATACCGGATACGCGTAAAGCAGGGAGACACAAAGACCCCGATCCTGGTGCGCTGCCATGGTCAAGCCTGGGAGATTCCCAAAAAGCACAGCGTCCGGGAAGACGAACTGCTGCCGGAGTGGCAGGTCTCCAGCCGCGACATGCACTACGGCCTTCATTACCTCGAAAACGCAGAGAAATACGTAACCGAAACCCAAAACACATAGAATCTTGCTATAATCAGAAAAGGAGGAACGCACCATGAGCAATGACTACAGGTCCAGCGCAGCACCCAGGGCAATGATCGGAGAAGTACCGGTCTTTTGCACTTTTGATGAATTGCTGGACATCGAAAAGGTCATAGGAAACCCCAGAAATCCAAACGAACACAGCAAAGAGCAGGTGGAAATGCTCGCAAAGATCATCCAGGCCACAGGCTGGCGGAACAACATCACCATCAGCAAGCTGAGCGGCTACGTCGTAAAAGGCCACGGTAGGCTCGCTGCGGCGCTTTTCGCAGGGATGAAGCAAGTACCCGTCGAATACCAGGAATACGCCTCAGAGGCCGAAGAATGGGCCGATTTGACCGCGGATAACCGCCTCGCAGAACTCTCCGATATGAATACCACCAAACTGGCAGACCTCCTCGCAGAAATTGATACCGGAGAATTCCCCCTGGAGCTGACCGGCTACACGGAGGAAGACCTGGACGGAATCCTCGGAGCTATCGCCGGAGAAGACGACGCAGAGCCGAATGACCAGGATAACGAGCTGGAACAGGCGCTGCCACCCATGAGCAGGCCAGGAGACCTCTGGCTACTCGGACCGCACCGTCTGATCTGCGGAGACGCAACCGACGAAGCGACTATCGAGCGCTTAATGGACGGCGAGAAAGCAGCCATGGTCCACACAGATCCTCCCTACGGTGTATCTTACGAAACGCAGTCCGGGAACTTCGGAATGATCAAAAACGACGACAAGACCCACGACGAACTGTTTTATAAGCTGCTCCTCCCCGCATTCAACCTCTACAGAAAACACACCATCGAAAAGGCAGCCTTCTACATTTGGCACGCCTCAAGTACCCGCCGAGACTTTGAAGATGCTATGACGGCAGCAGGTCTCATGGAAAACCAGTACATCATCTGGGCAAAGAACGGAATCGCCCTGGGCCGCGCAGATTACCAGTGGGCCCACGAACCATGCTTCTATGCTTCCAGAGCGGGAGTATCCCCCAACTTTTACGGAGACAGAGCCCAGCACACTGTCTGGCGCGTGACGACCAGGCAGGACGGAACCATGATGACTGTCCTCGGAGGAGGAATCGTCCTCACAGACGGAACCGGTGGAAAGCTCTGCATCACTGACAAGCCCCCCAAAGGAAAGAAGATGCGCTACGTCCGCATGGAGGAAGGAAAACCGATTGATCTCTTCCAGGAAGACCGCATGCAGACAGTCTGGGAGGTGGCCAGAGAAACAAACACACTCCACCCGACGCAGAAACCTGTGGAACTGCCGATAAGAGCCATCGAGAACAGCAGCCAGCCCGGAGAGATCGTCCTGGACTTCTTCGGAGGATCAGGATCAACCCTCCTCGGCGCAGAGCTGACCGGTCGCCGGTGTTTTACCACGGAGCTCGACCCGATCTACTGCGACGTAATAATCTCCCGATACGTCACCCAGACCGGAAACATCGGAGTGACATGCATTCGTGACGGCCAGGAAATCCCCTACATCCAGCTGGTCCGGGAATGGGCAGCAGCAAACGGAAAAGAGGAGGAGGTCAACGCTATGCGCACGCCGGTGGTCGTGATTAAGAAGATCGTCAAAGCCGGCCAGAACACCGGAAATGGCGCAGAGAGCGACGATTAACCATGGCAAAGACAAAACTACCCCCGGAGCCCTGGGAGAGGCAGCAAGGGGAAACACCGAGGGCATACGAGGCGTTCACAGTTTACCGGGACCTGGGCGCGGATAGGAGCCTGCGAAAGACTTGTCAAAGACTGGGCAAAAACAGGACGACCATCAGCGACTGGTCCGTGAAGTATGACTGGGTAAAGCGAGTGGCGGCCTGGGACGTGGAGCAGGACCGGATAGCACGGCAGGCGCAGCTCGACGAAATCAAAAAAATGCGCAAGCGCCATGCGGACCTGGCCACGGCAATGCTGGTCAAGGCGGCCAGAGCACTGCAGAGAATCCCGGAAGACGAAATCGGACCGGGCACCATCAGCAAACTGGTGGAGACAGGCGCGAAGCTCGAACGGATCAGCCGCGGAGACGTGGGAGACGTTATCGAGGAGCGGAACGGCGGCACGGCAATACCGGCCGTACAGTTTTATATGCCTGACAACGGAAGAGACAAGACAGAGGAGGAATGACCATGAGCGCACACTGGATATATGACCCTAACGGATACGACTGGTGCCTCGGAGCGTGGAAATGCAGCAAATGCGGCTCTGTGAACAACAACATCGGAGGAGGCAAAGACATAAATCCCCTGATCTTCCGAGGAAGCAAATTCTGCCCGGAATGCGGAGAGAAAATGGACGAGCAGACAGAAAAAACAAACGCGAAATAAAATGTGCGTAAAAGCACAAAAAGGTCGCACCGAAAGCGACCACTGATAGGTGGCGGAATAGGTAGACGCTAAGAGCCCGAAGCTGGCACGGGAGTCAGCCATGCGAGGTGCAAATCCTCGCCCTATCAATCTTAGGAAATCCGACCCGCTAAGGAGATCCCGCCCTTTTTCGGTTCCTCCTTTTTTCTGTGTTGCTAAATACCCGTTACTGACAGCCGGAAAGACGGCACGCCGGGCGTGGGCGGATACAGGCCCGGCCCCCTCTAAAACGAAAAGAAAGGAGAAGACCATGGCCGAGATTATAAGACCGCAGCCGAAACAGGAAGAGTTTCTGAGCAACCCTGCAGATATCGTGATCTACGGCGGAGCAGCAGGCGGAGGAAAGTCATGGTCTCTCCTTTACGAATGCCTCCGGCACGTCAATAACGCCAGATTTAACGCCGTCATTTTCCGAAAAAACAGCCCCCAGATCATGAACGCAGGCGGCCTCTACGACGCCTCACAGGAAATCTACAGGAAATACCCCGGAGCATACCCCAGAAAGACCCCAGCGCCCATGTGGCAATTTCCCAGCGGAGCAAAAGTCTATTTCCGGCACCTCGAACGCGACGATTCAGTGTTCTCATGGCAGGGATCAGAAATCTGCCTCCTGGAATTCGACGAACTGACGCACTTCTCCGAGAAACAATTCTTCTACATGCTATCCAGAAACCGATCCACGTGCGGAGTGCGGCCATACGTCAGAGCCAGCTGCAACCCGGACAGCGACAGCTGGGTGGCTGATTTCATTTCATGGTGGTGGGACCCGGATACCGGCTACGCAATACCGGAGCGGAGCGGGAAGATTCGCTACATGGCCCGCGTGAATGAAGAAATCGTCTGGGGAGATACCCCAGAGGAAGTCGTCCAGCACGCAGACGAAGCGGACTACGACGTGACCATCGAGCGCAGCGATATCAAGTCTGTGTCTTTCGTGGCCAGCACGGTCTACGACAACCAGGTGCTGCTAAAGTCCGACCCCGGATACCTCTCGAACCTGAAAGCCCTGTCCATCGTCGAAAGAGAGCGGCTGCTGTTTGGAAACTGGAAGATCAAGCCGGCAGCAGGTCTCTACTTCCCGCGCGGATCGCTGCCAGAACTCCTGGAAAGCGTGCCAGACGACGTGACAAAGTGGGTGCGCGGCTGGGACCTTGCAGCCACAGATACGGACGAGGGAGGAGACCCGGCATATACGGCCAGCGTGCTCCTCGGAAAGCGCAGGAACGGCCACTACGTGATCGCAGACGCCACAAATAACCGTCTAAAAGCAGAAAAGGTCCGAGCTATTGTAAAGCAATGTGCCCAGGCGGACAAAGCAAAGCACCGGCGCGTCCGGATCAGGATGTCAATCGACCCCGGCCAGGCAGGAAAAGAGCAGGCGCAGTCTTACATAAAAATGCTGGCTGGATTCAGTGTAAATGCAGTGCGAGAAACAGGAAGCAAAGAAGCCCGCGCTGAACCGTTCGCAGCACAGTGGCAGGCAGGAAACGTCGAAGTGGTCGCAGGACCATGGACAGAAGCACTCCTGAGCCAGTATGAGAGCTTCCCGGAGTCGAAATTCAAAGATATGGTCGACGCAGGATCAAACGCATTCAACGAACTGGAAATGATGAACACAGGAAGCCCGCCGCCAGGAGAAAACCCGCATAGCCCTACGGCGAAAACGAGCTACTGGTTCAAGAGATAGAAAGCAGGTGAACAACCATGGCTACAAACAAAGAAATCGGCCGGATAGGCCAGTATCGATATTACAGCCCAGGATCGCCCTCAATATTCTTTGAGGAATTCCTGCCGGAGCTGAGAGGATATCGAGGTGTACAGGCATATCAGGAAATGGCAAACAACGACGCAACGGTCGGAGCGATCCTCTACGCCATCGAAATGCTGATGCGGCAGTGTGAATTTCACATCGAACCGGCCAGCGACAGCGCAAAGGACAAAGAAGCCGCAGAATTTGTCGAATCCTGCATGGACGACATGGACCGGACCTGGGCAGACACGCTCTCCGAAATCCTCAGCTTCCTGACTTACGGCTGGAGCTACCATGAGATCGTCTACAAGCGCAGAGTGGGCAGAACCAGCTCACCGATTACGAACAGCAAATACACAGACGGCCTGATCGGCTGGCGAAAGCTCCCTATCAGAGCCCAGGACACGCTCTACGGCTGGGATTACAAAGACGAGTCCGACGAGCTCATCGGAATGACCCAGATGCCCCCGCCGAACTTCGGCCTCATCACCATCCCGATAGAAAAGGCCCTGCATTTCAGAACCCGCAGCAAAAAGGACAATCCGGAAGGCCGCAGCATTCTGAGAACGGCATACAGAGCCTACTACTTCAAAAAGCGCCTGGAGGAAATCGAAGGGTACGGAATCGAGCGAGACCTGGCCGGCTTCCCTGTGCTCTACGCGCCACCGGACCTGCCGGTCTGGGATCAGAACGACCCGGAAATGGCGCAGACGCTGGCCAGAGCAGAATCCATTGTTTCAAGTATTCGGAGGGATGCGAGAGAGGGCCTGGTGCTTCCGGGAGGTGAGAACGGCTGGAAGCTGGAGCTGTTGACGGCCGGCAGCAGGCGGCAGTTTGACACGAACTCCATCATCGACCGGTACGACAAGCGGATCGCAACCAGCGTGCTGGCCGACTTTGTAATGCTCGGACAGCAGCAGGTCGGCAGCTTTGCACTGGCAGACAGCAAAACGAAAATCTTCGCACTGGCCATCGGAACGTACCTGGACTGCATCTGCGAGGTTTTCAACAACCAGGGAATCCCCAGGCTTATCGACATCAACGGCGATCACTTCAAAGGGATCACGGACTACCCGAAGATGCAGCACGGAGATATCGAGGACACAGACCTGGCGGCATTTTCAGCCTTCGTCAAAGAAATGGTCGGAGCGGGAATCATCCAGCCGGACGAGGCCCTGGAAGACGAGGTGCGCCGCGTAGGCAATCTGCCTGAGCGCATGGAGACGACACCGGCAGCAGGATCACCGGAAGCCCAGGCGACACAGCAGGCGCAGCAGAACGGCCCGCAGAACGCGCCAGGAGGCCCACAGAGCGCAGGTAAACCGGAAGACGAAGAAACACCCGTGGACGACGAAAAAGACGCCCAGGAGGCCCAGGAGGCGCGCAAAAGCATATTTGATTTTCTGAGAGGAGGCTGAGAATGGAAACAGATATCCGTCACCGGTTCATGAGCAATCCGCGCGTAGCAAACAAAGTGGTAGACGAGCTGCAGGAAAGCGGCGGAGGAAGCCCGGCCAACGTCCTGAAAATCAGCAGGATCACCCATGCGGAATACGAGGCGCTGGCCAAAAAGGATGAAAACACGCTCTATCTTTTTACAGACGACGAAGGAGGATGAAAAATGCGCAGAGGAACCACACCGACGCTGACATTCACGACACCATACGCGGCTGACCTGATCCAGAGCGGCTACATCTCTTTTATGCAGAGAGGCACGGACGTTCTGGACATTTCCCTCACGGACCCGGCTGTCACCATCGCAGATGAATCTATCAGCGTGAATCTCACCCAGGAGCAGACCCTGCTGCTTACGACGGCGGACACCGTGAAAATCCAAATCCGCGCCATCCTTACCAGCGGAAAGGCTGTGGCGTCGAATATTGTCACAGACAGCGTGTGCCCGATTTTGAAAGAAGGTGAAATCTGATGAGCGACAGCGCGACGTTCAATATGACGTTTTCCGCAGATGAAATATTCACGACGGAAATGACGCAGATCGTCGAAGTCGTCACCAGCGACCATCGCGATCTGCTGCACAGAGACGCAGAAGACCAGCACCCGATAGAAGCAATAACCAACCTGGACACGCAGCTGCAGAACCGCGTCGTTTCAGGGGATTCACTCACGAACGAGGACATTGAAAGTATTTTAAAATCATAGGAGGTTGATATGTCCAAATATCTCGATCAGAACGGCCTGTTGTATTTATGGCAGAGACTCAAAAGCATCTTTGCAACCCAGACAGACCTGAGCGCGACCAATACAAACCTGACAAGCCTGCAGAATCAGGTCGACGGCCTGGTCCAGGAGGGCGGAGAGCCGAACATCATCGAATCTGTGCAGGTAAACGGAGCAGCACTGCCGATCAGCGACAAGACCGTAAACGTCCCGGTCCCGACGAATAACAACCAGCTGACAAACGGCGCAGGATACCAGACTGCCGCAAACGTGGCAGCAGCCATCACCAGCTACGGATACGCTACGACAACCCAGCTGACAAGCGGCCTGGCCGGGAAGCAGAACACTCTGACCTTTGATACAACGCCCACAGAGGGCAGCAGCAACCCTGTCACGTCTGGCGGCATTTACTCGGCATTTGCAACCGCAGTCACCGGAACATACAAGTACAAAGGATCAGTCGCAACTGTCTCGGACCTGCCGTCCAGCGGAAACACCACCGGCGACGTTTACAACGTGCAGGCGGACGGAATGAACTACGCGTGGAACGGAACAGCCTGGGATGCCCTCGGCTCCGGATTCAGCATTGAGGCAATCAGCAACAGCGACATCGACGCCATCGTCGCATCTTAATGCAGGGATAAGGAGGAACGGGCAAAATGGCAAAATTCCTCGACAAAGACGGCCTGCTGTATTTTTGGAAGAGCATAAAAGTCCGGTTTCAGGCAATCGAAAGACAGCTCCCCAGCACAATAACCGGTGTGGACGTAAATACGACAACCGGAGCCATGGAGCTGTGGAGCGAAGACCTGAACCAGGTAACGAAAACCGGTCTGTACAACGCAATGACATGCAGGCATGCAAAATACCCGTACAGCACGCTGATAGTTATCGGCTATTATTTATCCGGATACTGCACGCAGATCCAGACAGATGTAACGACCGGAAACATGGCTACCAGGACGCAAATAAACGGCAGCTGGTCAGCCTGGAAAGTTATAAGCACAAGCTAAAGGAGGCGATCAAATGCCAAACGTGGAAATGAAGACGCTGACCATCGGAAATACAACCTTCGAGGTCGTAGACGAAAGCGCCAGAGATAGCGTGGGAGACTTGACCGGCCTGAACACGCAGGCGAAGACGGATCTCGTCTCAGCCATCAATGAAGCAGCAGAATCAAGCGGTGTGGTCGTGACCGTATCAGGAGACGGAACCTATAAATCCGTGAGCAAAACCTATTCAGAGATACGTAATGCCGTCGCTTCCGGGAAGACCGTGGTCGTTATTGATGACGGTGTTGTCCCTTATCCGTATGTCGGCATGATGTCGCAGAATGGGGTTCCCGCCCTTGCGTTCGGTGTCTCTGCAACATATGAGCAGACCACAGTCCTCAATGGATACCTGATTCTTAGTATAGGGGACAACACGAGAGCAGTTTATGTTGACCAGACGACAGCCTTTTATTCAAAGGCCGAGATAGACAGCAAGATAGGCGATATCGAGACGCTTCTGGCGGCGATTTAAGGGGGTGTGATATATGAGCATAGCGACAGAAATCACACGGCTAAATAACGCAAAATCAGCTATAAAAACCGCTATCGAAGGCAAAGGCGTGACCGTTCCTTCCGCAACCACACTGGACGGATACAGCACTCTGATTGATGCTATCGAAAACGGAACGGTTTCCGAACTGGTAGACAATCCTGATTATTTCTACGCAGAGTGTGTCGATATGGTAACGAAAATCAACGCCCTGCGGAATGAACACACATTCGTGATGTACTTCGTGACGGACAGCCATGTCTACACCTCGTCTGACAACCTGCGGTATTTGGACGCCCAACTGGCAAGCATGTACGCAGTCGCAAAAATGATCAAACCTGATCTCGTTGTGCACGGCGGAGACATGACAAACGGGAGCGAAGCGAAAGCAACCACCATAGCATTCACCGACCACATTGTAGCTTGCATGCGCGAAATCGGCGGAAGTAACACGCACATCCTGATCGGAAACCATGACGGCAATACCGTACAAAGCAGCCTCGATAACGAGGAACAGCGCATCACGGAGGCCGAAATGCTGACAATGTATCGGTCGTGGGATGACGGATTCACATACGCCGGGAGCACCTATCAGGGTGGAAATTTCTACGGGTACAAGGATTATCCAGATATCGGTTTGAGGGTCATAAGACTGCACTCCTACCGCGAGAATATAGGCGTAGACGGGTACTACGGGGGCCAGGGCCAAAACTGGGGCTACTACGATAACGAAGTATCCTGGTTTACAAACGTGGCGTTAAACACAGACAACGCGATCTTGATCATCTGCCACCAGACGCTGTCGCCTGTTTTACAGGGCTATCCGGAAGCGCAGAACATCCCGCACAACGGCACGCAGATACAGCAAGCTATTGATAACTGGCTCGATGCAGACTCTAACCATCGGTGTGCAGGAGTGATACACGGACATGTGCACTGGGATTATTCCGCCAAAGGCAAGGGCACACATACAGTCATTGACCACACAAGCAAAGAAGAAGTCAGCAGGACAGGAACATACGGTGATTTCTACGAACACGGCCAGTGTCTCGCCAATTACCTAACAACGTTCGGAACATCGGACAGCACGCCAACATCATCTTATCGGGATGTGCCGGCCGGATCGATATTCAGAGGACGCACAGCAGGAAATACCTCACAAGGGCTCTGGACTGCTGTTGTTGTTGATACGCAGGCCGAGACCATCAACCTTGTGCGTTTTGGAGCAGGCGATGATCGCGCTTATTCGTATGGCGATTCTGGCATCGCCGTGACAGGGGTCACATTGTCTGACACATCTGGAACGCTCGAAGAAGGAAACACAGTCTCCCTGACAGCGACTGTGGCACCTGCTGACGCGACCATCAAATCGGTGACGTGGTCCTCCAGCGATACCAGCGTAGCCACCGTCTCCGGAGGACTTGTGCATGCCGTAGGAGCGGGAACAGCGACCATCACTGTGAGGACGGTCGACGGAGGATTCACAGCATCCTATGCATTGACGGTTACAGCTAAGCCTAAGACAAACTGGCTTCTTCTTGCCGAGAACGCAGACGGAACGCCGTACAACAACGGCCAGGGTTGGAAGAGCGGTTATAGACTTGGATCAAGTGGTGCCGAGTCGGCAAGCTCAACAAATCAGGTAACCGGCTTCATTCCAATCACAAAGGGCCAAAAGATTACTCTTTCTGGTATCGAGCTTCCCGCGACCAATTACACCGGATATAACACTTGCTACATTGCCGCATACGATTCCTCACATACGTGCATCAAATCTTCGTACTCGAAAGATGTCTACGCGCAAACGGCCAATACACCAAAAAGCGCAGACAGCAACAATCATATTCAAACACTTACACTTAACACTGGCGTAAGCGTGGCGTTTGACAATATGGCATACATCAGAATCAGCACACTGAACATAGACAGCGATGCGGCAATCTATATCGATTAGAAGGAGCAGCAGCCATGGCCTATACATTTTCAAAAATGCGACCCCGGAACCTGGTGCAGAAAAGCGCTGCGGAGAGACTGGCCCTGGCTGCTCTCCGGGCCTTCCTGGACCCAGAAGAGCCGGACCTGGTAGCGCTGCTGGTCAATCTCTGGCATCACCAGGGACGAGCCATCACCTACAAACAGCTCCGGGAAGCGATCCTCTACGGAGATATCAGCGTCATAGATTGGGAGCAGTGGCAGCAGGACTACGCCAAATTTGTGACGGTCTACCTGCGGCCAAAATACGTCGAAGCCATGGAAGCGGCAGCGGCGGAAATCCAGCGCCGGCACCCGGACTGGTACTTCGACCCTTATGCGGAGGGTGTGCGGGAATGGTGCGAAACCAGAGCGGCCAGCTTCGTCACCGAAGTCACAAACACGCAGGTAGACGGCCTCAGAACAGTGATCCAGAGAGCAGCGGTCATGCAGGACATGTCGGTGGACAGCCTGAGCCGCGTAATTCGGCCCATGGTGGGACTTACGAAGCCACAGGCAGCAGCGAACCTGAAATACTACCAGAAGCTCATAGAGGACGGAATGAGCCAGAAAAAGGCACGTGACAAAGCGATCCGCTACGCCTCACGCCAGCACCGGTACAGAGGCTATAATATAGCCAGGACGGAGCTGGCCTTTGCTTACAACCAGGGCAGCTACGAGGGCACAAAGCAGGCCCAGGCAAAAGGCTACATGGGAGAGACGGTAAAGGTCTGGTGCACCGCAGACGACGAACGAGTGTGCCAGATTTGCGGAGCTCTGGAAGGAAGCCAGGTCGCCATGGATGAAGACTTCGACTTCGATACAAAGCTCGCAGGATCAGCAAACCCCACAATCCGCAGAGTACCCCCGGCACACCCAAACTGCAGGTGTGCAGTTATCTACAAAGAAATATCCCCGCCAGATTACGGCATACCCACAGTATAAACACAGAAGGAGGGCAGCAAAGTGCCAGCAATAACCTTCGAACAAATCCTCAAATACAACCACAACCATGACAGTCTCGGAAGATTCAGCAGCTCGAACGGCGGAGGCGGAGCGGCAGCCGCAGGCGGAGAAGAGCCGTCATTCTTAGATGATAACGGAGAATTTGATCCATTCGCAGCGTTTATGTGGGGAGCAGAACATCCGGAAGAATGGTCGCAAAAACCACAAGAGAACTGGGAAAAGCCGTACCAGATGGTCGACGGTAAAGACATGACAAAAGGGAGCGATGAAGAACGACAAAAAGTCGCAAACATGTCTATAGAAGAGGTGCTGAAAGCACAGGGTTTCGACGGAAAGCCAAAAGTCGCAACCACCATGGACGAATTCTCTGAGGCTGTGAAAGAAAACGGAAACATCGCCTGCCGCGGTATTGGAGCAAAGAGCGCAGAAATAGCAGACGCATACGTTGATCAGCTCCAAAATAGTGAATTTTATGTCGATTGCTCTGGAGGTAGCCTGTTCGGGAGAGGAATGTACGCAGCTATATCGTGGGACGGAGTGACAGACTACGATTCAGCAGCAGACGTAGCAGACGGATACGCAAGGGGCCATGGTAGAGTCATAAACATGACTATCGATAAATCCGCAAAAGTAGCAGATTTTTATGATCTGTTCAATGAATCAAGAGAAGACATGCCCCTGTTTCAGCCCAGCAATAATAGCAAAGATAAAACTGCAGCAAAAGACATCGGAGCTTACGCCGCAGCCAAAGGATACGATGCCATCAAAGTGCCGGGAAAAAACATCGCAGTGGTTCTGAACCGGACCAAAGTCACAATACTCGAACAGCCGGGATTCATCGACGATATGGACGGAGGAAACGACCTGCTGTACGGAGACTGGGATATGCCCGCATTTTTGAGAGGAGAGTAAAGCATGAGCACCAAGCCGTATTATTTCGACTGGCATAACGGAGTCCGTGTGATGATTGACCGGAAGACCGGAAAGAAAACGCCAGTGAATGACATTGTGACAAACGCAGCGCGATCTGGAGCACTTGTGACCATGGATCAGGCAATGGCTAACGAAACAAAGAAGTCCGATAACTTCACAATCTACAAAGCCGACGATGACAAGCGCCTCGTGTTCGGATGGGCCTCAGTCGCCATCACGGTAGACGGATCAGAACTGGAAGACCGGCAGCATGACATGATCGAACCAGAAGACCTGGAAGACGCGGCATATGAGTATGTGCTGAATTTCCGCGACACCGGAGAGGAGCACCTGCCCGGATACCGAAAGAAAGGAAAGCTGGTCGAAAGCGTCGTGCTGACGAAAGAGAAGCAGAAAGCCATGGGAATCCCAGAAGGAATCCTGCCGGTCGCCTGGTGGATCGGTTTTAAAATCGAGGACGACGAAACCTGGCGGCGCGTAAAGAACGGCACCTACAAGATGTTCTCTATCGAGGGAAAAGCGCAGAGAATCCCGGTCGAAAAATCCCAGCCTACCGGCTGCGGTGTGCTCGTGATCCAGGACGGAAAGATCCTGACCGGCACCAGGAAAGACCACCGTGGCATCTGCGGTCCTGGCGGCCACATCGAAGCGGGAGAGACCCCGGAGCAGGCAGCCAGGAGAGAAGCCTATGAAGAATTCGGAATCCTCTGTAACGACCTGAAACCCCTCGGAACCCAGGACGGAGGCAGCCACGGAACGTCCGCAGTTTTCCTCTGTACCAATTTCTCCGGAACCCCCAGAACCGACGAAGACGAAATGACCGCACCGACGTGGCGCAGCCGCGGAGAGATCGGAGCAGCTGATACATTCCCGCCCTTTGCGCAGTCGCTGCAGCTGCTGCCGAAAGAGCGCGTAGCAAAGACCTTCGAAGAGATCATCGAAAAATTCAACCCCTACCATGACAGCCTCGGACGATTCGCCACTTCCAGCGGTTATGCTTCATTCACAACCCACACAAAGGACCCGAACAAGCAGCACATGGCCGATATGGCCGTAGCACGCCTGAAACAGCAGTCAGCAGCCCAGGCGGCGGCCCAGGCAGCAGCAGCGCCCGCAACGCCTCCGAAGCCCAAAGTCAACTACGACTCGAAAGGCTTCGCTGATCACGATGACGCCGACTACCATCAGCTCTACAACCGAAAGAATTACTATAAGCAGCAGCAGCTGACCGCGGCGCAGCAGAAGGCCGCAGATTCATACGTGGACCCGAACACAGAGCCGGGCTCGCTGTACAATGTAGCCCAGAATATGAACTACGCCATGGTCAGCGGCCAGAAGCTCTCCCCGAAGCACCAGCAGGTACACGACGATATGATGTCTGCGATGCACAACGTCGGCTACAACGTAAACCTCACGCGGTACGACCATGACGGAATGATCAACTCTGTTCTGCAGAACCTGGGAGCCGGGTCTGATTATACGAGAATGTCTCAAAGCCAGCTGCAAAAAGCCCTGGTCGGTCAGTCGTTCGGTGAAAACAAATTTATATCCGCCTCTACGAATGACTTTGGAAACGCATCACCAAATGTACAGAGGCTGTTCCGAGACAGGGCGGTAAAAGTCAACTACAAAGTGCCAGCAAATGCGAAAGCGCTGCTGATGCCGATAGGAGCCGGAGGAGACCAGGGTGAAATGGTCATGGCTCCCACAACCGGCAAAGCGGGAGCAAATGCAACTCCAAAAATAACAGGTGTTAGATACACTGGCAAAACTGTATACAGAATGAAGACAGGCAGGTCCTATCCCCAGGTAGAGATCGACGTCAGCTGGGATTAAGGAGGAGACCATGAGCAAATACGACGAAATAAACGAAGTAAAAAAAGCGGACAGCATAGACCACATTGAGGAAGTGGAGAAGTTCAATCCTTTTCACGATTCCCTCGGAAAATTCTCCAGCAGCAACGGATTTAAGTCCTACTCAGCAAACCCGAAAACTAAAGCCGGAGCCATGGCAATCCAGAGATCGGCTGCAGCTGGCCACGGCAGAACGATGAACGTTCACCGGGAATCAAAGGGAGAAAGCATCGCGCAGAATGATAGATGGCTCAAGACCGGCCAGAAGCCGAAAGTCCCTGCTGCCGTAAGCAGAGCACGCTACCAGCAGCGCAAGCTGAAACAGCAGCAGGCAGCCCAGCAGGCGCAGCAGAACCAGCAGAACCAGGCACAGCAGAAGCCTGCACCGAAAAAGCCTACCCAGACGACGCAGCAGAACCAGCAGCAAGCGGCAACGCAGAACGCTGCGCCTAAGAGCGGCAGCCTTGCGGCAGATGTGGCAGGAGTTAAGGTTACAGCTTCGGAGGCTAAAGCACTGACTGCAAGAAATGCAAGAGGAAGTGCAACCACAACAAGAAAACTCGCGGACGACAACTACCAGGAGCGGGTAGTAGGCAAAGACATCACCAAATCCGTAGATGTTCGTAATATCAGTGGTGGTGGAGATCCAATTGATAAAATAGCGAGGGCACAGGGATGGAATAAGGCGCCTACGGTCACAAATGATAAAGCTGAGTTTGATGCCGCGGCCAAACAAAGTGGCCGTGTAATGTATCGTACCGTTGATCCTAACTCCCGTCTTGGATTATCAAGCGATCAAGTCGCAAAAGCGACCATGTCAGACGGAAATATCCCTCTGGGAGGAAATGGAGGAAAGGTATATGGATCTGGGTTATATTTGGTTGATGCGAGTTTAAAAAATGGCATCAAGGCGAGCGATATGCAAGCGGCATCAAGGGAATCCTTCTGTTACGGAAACAGACAGATGATGGCAACTGTTCACCCATCTGCGAAAATAGCCACAACAAGACAGGCGCGGCAGCTTCAAAGTGAATTTTTTAATCTTTCCAGATCCGATCAAGCCAGGTTCGGACGCGACGTCAACTCGTACATCGCCTCAAAAGGATATGATGGTGCCAAGTGGCATGACGACTCAGATCCCACCGCATATACCACCATGTACAATAAAAGCGCTATGATCTTTTATGGCGGAGTGGCTAACAACCGTTGACATTTCCCAACTTTCTGGTAATATAACAGTAACAAAACAGAAATAAAGCAGAAACAGGAGGTACGACATGATAATCCCTAAATACCTGCAGCGCCCGAATATGACGGCGGAAGAAAAAAGAAGTCTCGAAGACTTTGTGAGAAGCAAACGCGAGATCATGAAAAGCGCACCGGCATACCCCACGGAAGACGAGGCAAAAAACGGAGCAGTTGAAATGCTTAAAAGAGAAGAGCTGAGCCTCCCGTCCGTGTGGAGAGAGCCGCGGGACGTCGGTAGAGATTATGCGGTGGTAGACTCCCCGAAAAGGGAAGCAGCGCAGATCAGCGGATATACCGAGACGGTAGATCAGCAGAGTATCTTTGATATCGCCAGAGGAGACGTAGACGAAATCGAGGAGGTGTAGAAAATGGCAGAAGAAAAGAATCGCCCAGAAGTGGACGGCTGGACCACCAGCGGATACGGCCTGATCCTTAACGGGAAGCCGGTAAAGCCTATCGAGGAGGATGACGAAAAGGAGCCGGACGTAGACGAGATCGAGGAGGTATAACCTCTCATGAACATGATCGATTTGATAGAGGAAATACCTGTTCAAAAATACAATCACAACCACGACAGGCGGGGAAGATTCTCAAGCGCAGGAAACGGCGGAGCGATTCAAACATCGCATCCTCCCGGCAAATTTGCCGACCATGGTAAGATTGACCGGGAGGCCGGGATAAACGCATGCGCGGGCCTTACGCACACCGGAAAGAAGCAGGCCGAAAAGATGGCCAGAGCGGCGTACACATTCACGACAAATGAATACGTGAAGATCCGGAAATTCCAGCAGGACGGACCGCCGCCAAATCGAATAGCCGCATCCAGCAACGTCGAAAAATTCATAAAGAAGTCCCCGAAATGGAATGGCGGCACGCTGTACAGGGGAATCGGCGTGGACAGAGAGACCGCAGATACAATCATTCAAAACTGCCGAGAGGGAAAGACCATAGGAATGATGGGAACATCTTCCTGGTCGAGCAGCAAAAAAGTCGCCCGGATGTTTGCCAGACGGCAAAAGGCAGAAGTGAGTATAACATTCGTAACCAGGGGCAAACAGAACGGAACGTCCGTAAAATACCTTAGCAAGTACGCTTTTCAGGATGAGGTCCTGTGCAGCAAAGACGCCAGGTGGAAACCGACCAAAGTAATAGAAACCAAACGCGGGTATACAGTTTTATGTGACCCGATAGGATAAGGAGGAACAGCAATGAGGGAAAAAAAGATCGTAGACAGATGGAGCCGCGACGCAGGAGTGGCCTTCTTCGATGACGACGGAACAGAAACACGTGTGACGGATAAGAAAAAGAAGCGCAAGATCGAAAAGTCTGTCAGCAAAGATCAGAAGCCTGGGAGAAAGTAAAATGCAGCGGTATTATTACAAATTCGGCAATATGTGGCTGCACTGTGAAGGGAGCAGCAGGAGAGCCGTCCAGGAAAACCTCCGGGAAGTGACGGACGAAGTGCTCACCGAAAAGCAGGCGCAGCGCAGGGCGGACACGGACCTGGAGCTGCAGAACGCCATCGAGTGCGCAGCAATGTGTGATCTGATGTGCAATTGACCGAAAAAAAACAGAAAGACCTGGCTGGGGAAACCCAGCTGTGTCTCGTTTTGTGATAATATTCTGTTATAATCAAGAAAGGAGAAGCCATGGCCACGAAGCTGAAGAAAATGAAACTGACCAGCGTGGACCTGGTAAGAGCCGGCGCTAACCAGGAGGCGGATATCTGCCTCTACAAAAGCGCAGACCCCCAGGAAGCCACAGAAGGCTCCACAGAGGACGAAAAAAACATCTTCAAACGATTCCTCGCATTTATCCGCGGAACCCCCGCAGAGGCCGAAAATGAGCCTCACAGCCCCGTCGAGAAAGCGGAAGAACCCGCAGACATAGAAAGCATCTACAAATCAGCCCTCGTTGATTCAATCCACAGCATATACACAGACGACAATCTCACAGACATAGAAAAGAAAGCCATGGCCGAACAGAGCATCGGGCAGTTTCAGGAGAGGATGAAAGAAACCCTCCGTGACGACGATGACTGGGATGATGACTGGGACGATGACGACCCAGACGACTGGAACGACGACTGGGATGATGACCACGATGATGATCCGGAAGACGACCGGTATGACGACATCGAGGAGATCGACACCCAGGTGCGCAAGTACAACCACAACCATGGCGCTGACGGTAAATTCTCTTCCGGCGGAGGCGGAGGAGGAGCACCGGCAGCAGGCGGTGGAGCAGAAGAACACGTCAAAACGCTGAACAGCCTCCCGAAGAAAAATGGCATGAGCAAAGTAGGATACGAAGAAATCAAAGCCTACGAAACAGTTCTCAATAAAATGCCAAAAGGAACGAAATTATCGCTAAAACGAGATGCAGGAACAGATACCTTTGAACGGACATCGGATTCTGAGTGGGGATTGAGCTGGAAACACACCAGAGCACCATGGGGAAAAGTGGATAATGTAAGCAGTTTTGACGTAGGGCACTGGCTCGCCGGGAGAGGAAATACCGAGCGCGGGCCTATAGAATTAAATAACTAAGTTGGCCAGGCCGTCAGGCCATAAAATACAAAACCAAAGAAAGGAAGATGTCAACATGAAAATCGACAAAAGTAGATTTACACCCGATGAGCTGACCACGTACAAGGCTCTGATTGCCAAGGCCGTAGTCCCGGATGACGAAGGCATGGAGGAAGAAAAGCCCGACTTCCCTCCCAGAAAGAAAGTCGTAGAAGAGGAAGTGGCTGTCGAAGAGGAAGAAACAGAGAAGTGTGCGACACGGAAGTCCGCTGATCCTGCACTGGCCGCAGCCCTGGAGCGCATGGAGCGCCTGGAAAAGAGCATCGAGATGAAGGAATTCACTGAGATCGCAAAGCGCTACGCAGCCCTCGGAGAAGACGAAGAAGAGCTGGCCCATACCCTCTACGACATGCACAAGTCCGACCCGGACAACTACGCTGCATACGTGAAGATCCTGGATAAGTCCCTCGACATGGTCGAGAAGTCCGGCCTGTTCGCAGAAATCGGCAAGTCTGCTGGCGGTTACAGCACCGCAGGCGGCACCGTAGAAAAGGTCAACCAGATCGCAGGAGATATCATGAAGTCTGATCCTGGCCTGTCCAGAGAGCAGGCCATCGCAAAAGCCTGGACCGAGCATCCTGAGCTGGTCGCAGAGTACGACAAAGAGTACAAAGTAAGAAGATAAAAGAAAGGAGCAAACCAAATGGCACAGGGAAATGTTAATGCATACGAGCTGACGAAATCGTATGTAACCACACAGATCAATGACAGCTCCACCATCGCTATGACTGCAGGCGCAGCTATCGAAGACGTAAGATGCCGCGCGGTCAAATTTGACGCAAACGGCAATGTCGTTCTTGCAGCAGCAGGAGACAAGCCTCTCGGCGTCGGCATCATCACAAACGTTGTAAATATCCCGGAAGGCGGCCATGTAGATGTTCAGTACAAGAACATCGGCCTTGTATATGCGGGCGGAGCGTTCGCAAAGGGCACACCGCTGTCCGTAGACGCAAACGGATGCTTTGTAGCGGCATCTGATTCAGCAGTTGTAGCAGTCGCTCTTGAAGCAGCAGGCGCAGCAGGTGTGTACACAAGAGCGCTTCTGACCATGGGCAACGGCTACGAAGCATAATCCAGAGGAGGTAAAAGAGAATGAATGGAATCACCCCCGAAAGCCTGATGTATGACATCCAGAAAGGCTCATTTAAACCGAATATCTACCTGACAAACCTGGCCATGGCTTACTTCCAGGACGCCAGCAGGTACGTAGCAAAGTCCATTTTCCCGATCTGCCCCGTACAGCTGTCCAGCGCGAGATACTATGTATTCCCGAAGGAAGACCTGCTGCGGGATAACGTCAGACCCAAGCCTCAGTTCGGCAAGGTAGAGCCCGCGCAGTTCGGCCACCTGGACCAGAGCTACCAGGTCTCCGTCGACCAGATCATCGTCGGCGTCGACCAGATCAGTGCACTCGACTACCGCAGAACAAACGCCCCCGGCTTCATTGATCCCCGCCGTGCAAAGGCAAAATTCATCGCAGAACAGATGCTCCTCCATCAGGACATCACCTTCGCAAATAACTATTTCAAGCCCGGCATCTGGACAAACGAGTGGACCGGTGTGGCTTCCAGCCCCAGCACAAATCAGTTCCTGAAATTCAACGACGACAACTGCGACCCAGTAGTCCTGATCGACACCATCTGCACCTCCGTAGAGCAGAGTACCGGAAGACGCCCTAACAGGCTCGGCCTCGGTAAAAACGCATTCAATGCCCTCAAAGCAAACCCCAGCGTAATCGAGAGAGTCAAGTACGGCGGCTCTTCCGCAAACCCCGCAACCGTCAACGAGAAGGTCCTCGCTGAGCTGTTCGGCATCGAGAAAGTCGTAGTATTCAGCTCGATCTACAATGCCGGCCAGGTCGGAGAAACAGACATGAATTTCATCTGCGACCCCGACGCAGCGATCCTCGCATACGCCACCAGCGCACCCGCCATCGATGAGCCCTCCGCAGGCTACATCTTCACCTGGGACATGCTCGGCAACGGCCAGTATATGCCCACACTGCAGTATGACGGCGAAGGCGGCACACACTCAGAATTCATGGAGGGCCTGTTTGCAGCAGACATGAGAAAGACCAGTGACGATCTGGCAGTATTCCTGAAAGAGTGTGTATAAGTCACAAAGGAGAGATAAACCATGACCTATGTAGCACAGAAACCGTGCCGGTTAGCAGGTCAGGCGTTCCTTATTGGCGACATTATCCCGGATGAAGTGATTCATCCGGGAGCCGCCAAAAATCTCCTCAGAATGGGCATTATTAGCAGAGGAGAGGAAGCAGCGCCTGCAGTGACTATAGTAGAAAAAGACCCGATCACCGTATATGTCCACACAGAGGAAGGAGATCTGGACTGCCACCCTACGCAGGAAAGCCTCCAGCAGGTCTTTGATGTTCTCCAGGGAACCGTCACTATCGCGGAAAACACCATCAAAGAAATGACTGATCCGGACGCCCTGATCCTCATTGATGTGTGCGACAGCAGGAAATCCGTAAAAGCGGCAGTAAAAGAGCGTGGACTGCAGCTGGCAGGAGATCACGCAACCACGGAGGAAGCAGGTGAGTATTAATGCGTAGTTTTACGTATGATCCCACAAAAATCACAGACGGCGGCGTGGATCAGATGCGATTCGAGCTCGGAGACACCGTGGTCGATATGGAGGGAACAGCAAGCCCTCTGTGCGACGAAGAATATGCTGCTATCCTCGGCAAATACAAAAACTGGCGACTGGCAAAGCTCAAATGCCTGGAAGCCATCGTAATGAAGATGAGCTACGAGGTAAACACCAGCGTCGGCGGCCTTTCCTACAGCCTGGACCAGCGATATGAACGCTGGAAAAAGCTCCTGGAAGAGGACAAAAAGATCATGGCCGGAATCGCAGGCGTTCCAGTCGCAGGAGACCCGAACAGCCTGATCCCTCACGGTCTCACACCTACGCCCTACTACCATGACGATATGCAGGCAAATCTGCGTAAGTTTTAGGAGGCAGAACAATGACATTCAGACCACAGCTGCGGCCGGGCCAGGGATTCAAACCGTTCACTGTGTACGAAAGAGAAGGAACGAAAACGGTAACGGGAAGACCGTATACCGCAACCCTGGTAAAAAAAGGCTCTTTTTACGGAATGATCTCACAGGCCAGCCCGAAAGAGCAGGAGCAGTGGAAGCAGCTGGGGACACCTATCACGCACACCATCGTCCAGCGCGGGACCAGAAACCGCGCGAAAGGCAATGATGTTCTGGAATTGGCACCTCCCACAAGCTGCTGCAGCGAAGAAATCCAGCCCCGGCGTTTCCTGGTAAAAGGAGACCCGCAGGACCCTGGCGAGCTGGGACACTTCCTCGTCTATAGAGTCGAAGAAAGGAAGGACCTGCAATGAGCAATATTTCTTTAGAACATGTGGTCGGGCAGATCACTGACAGCATAAAGCTCCAGATGGAATCCCGCGCCTACAGAGGATCGAATGAGCTCAGAACAGCGGCGCTGCTGGTGCTCAGAGGGCAGCGTAGCGGCCGTATTTACCGCGTACCGGGCACAAAGAGGAATTACCAGGCGTCTGCACCAGGAGAGCCTCCTGCGGTCAGAACGGGCATTTTCAGGCTTTCCTGGCAGCCTAAATCCTATGTCGGTTTCGGTTCCTACATTTCCAGAATCGAAACAAACTACGCAGTAAAGAACGGGCATACCCTGGGAGATTACCTGGAAAACGGCACAAGCCGAATGGCCCCGCGTCCGCACCATGACAGAATCCTGGAACAGGCAGAGCCCAAAATCGTGAGAATCTATAAACAACCGTACTTCTAAGGAGGAGGGCCGATGATCGAACAGGCACTATACGAGCATTTGATAGCGCAGGAAAATCTGGCGGCTTTCCTCACGACATACAACGGAATACCGGCTGTATTCAACCAGGAAGCCCCTGCAGATAACGATCCTCTCTGGGGAGACGGCCCCCAGTACGGACGAATCGTATTTGCAGTCGATATCCAGGGAGACCCGGAGCGGACCATGGGCGGAATGCTGGCGGTTGATATCCAGTGCAAAGAGAATTTGCAATTCCCGGAAGTAATCGAACCTATAATCCGTTCATTGATTCACGGCTGGTTCTTTAGCAGCGGCACATTTACGGTTGAAGCACAATTCAAGAACTCGTCCTATTTTACAGAGCCTACCGATAAAGTGACCGGATGCACGGTCACATTTGACCTCCTGGCATTCCCGATCATGACGACCGGCAGCCCAGACGTCATAGAGAGGCTCAATGAGTGGAGTGGTGAGATTGACGGCCTCAGCGTTATCAACTATGACGAGCTCCCGTCAACAGCGTGGAAGCCAGACAGCGGAAACTCGGCTATCTACTGGCGGCTGGTAAACGACAACCCTGCCGGCTGGATTCCTGATACATTCCAAACGATCTGGCGGACGGCGACCATCCGGTGCCACATTTTCAGTGCGGATCATGCCGGAGCGGATACCGTAGCCAGGGACCTGATAACCGCGCTGTACACCGCCAAAAGGCTTCTAAAGACCGGAGAGACGCCTATCATGGTGAACGTCCGGAACACCGTGGACAGCGGCGCAGACCCACTCAGAACGGGCCAGCTGACCGTAGAAGCCACATATGCAATCATCGTCCATTATGAACCGGACAAGATGATCGAACACATCAACGAAGACCTGGACAATACCAGCTTCAAAATCGAATGAAAGGAGATCAACCATGGCGAAAAAGGAAGAGGCCACCGCGCAGAAATACCCGCAGGAACAGGTGTACACCGCGGAACAGCTCACGGAAGCCTGTCACATTTTCGACGTAAGGAGAGAGATCGTGGTCGTGGCTCTGCGGCTCGCAGGTAAAAAGACTGCGACGGTAAAAGAAGCCAGAACAATCATCGACGATTTCAAGAATAAGGAGGTCAAATAAATGGCTGTTTTTTATAACGCGGGCGAACAGAAGAACCGCCCCGGACTTTACCAGAGATACGTCAATGCGGCTTTTGCTTCGCAGGGAGAATCGGACGCCAGAGACGGGATCTGCGCAATCCCGATACAGGCATCCTGGGGACCCCTGGGCAAAGTCGTAGCAAACTCTAACAGCATCCAGCTGCAGACCAACTACGGCTACGGCACATATGGACCCGGATACACCGTCCCTGCCGCAGCTGCCATGTTTGCAGGAGGCGCGGCCACAGTCTACACATACAGACTGGGCACAGGCGGCACAAAAGCGACCAAAGCTATCGCAGGCGCAGCAGAAGGCCAGAGCCTGACAGTTACCGCAAAATACGAGGGAACAATGCCTATCGCCGTAGCGATCCAGGCAAAGCTCGGAGATTCCACAAAGAAGACTATCCTCATTTATGCAAACTCTGTGCAGGTTGAATCTTTCGACTTTACTGCAGACAGCACAAACGAAGGAAACAACCTGATCGCAGCTGTCGTGAATTCCAAGTACATCACCATCGCAGTTACCGCATCCTCTACCGCACCGGCGACGGTCCCTGCTCTTGCACTGGCATCCGGCGCCCTGACAGGAGGCACAAACCCCACAGTCACAAATGGCGACTATTCAAACGCATTCGCAGCGCTTGAGCCCTACTACTACAACACCATCGCCCTCGACGTGGACGACGACGAGAACATGACGCTGAGCCTTCTGCTTCAGGCATATCTCGACGGCGCATATCAGACCGGAAAGCTCGGTATTGCAGTCGTCGGAGAAAAAACCACCGTCACGTTTTCAACCAGGCTGCAGCACGCTCAGAGCTTCGATGACGCAAAAGTGGTCTACCTCGGCGGCGGCTACATGGCCGGCACAGAGAATAAAGACGGCGTCCTGGCAATCTGCTACACGGCAGGAGTTATCGCCTCCACACCGTCCAACCAGGGCATCACACACTCCACCATCAGCGAAGCTACAGACCTGTGCGAGTCCCTGACTTTCGCTCAGTATTCCACAGCCGTAGAATACGGCATGCTGATGATCTCCATGGGCCCGTCCGGAGAAATCTGGTATGATTCCGGCATTACCACATACACCGACGAAGAGAACGCCACGCAGGACGCAGGCTGGAAAAAGATCCGCCGCGTAAAAGTCCGTTTTGAGCTGATCGACAGACTGGACAGAGAGCTGGCCCCGAAAGTCGGCAGAGTATCCGCAGACTCTGACGGCGTAGCAGATATCGTACAGGCAGGCCAGCGTGTGCTTGATGCCATGTCCGAAACAGAAGGAAAGCTGCAGGCCGGCGCGTCATTCAAAGAAGACCCTGACTATCCGTTCACTTCAGACAGCGCATGGTTCATCATCGTTGCAAACGATGTAGACAGCCTGGAGAAGATCTATCTGCAGTACCAGTTCCGGTACAGCCAGGAAGCGTAAAGGAGGCTTGAGAAATGGGAAGAAATAATACCCTGAACACCACAGAGCTGATGACCGGTAAAGACGGCCGTCTGTTCGTGGAATTCAACAAGAAAAACTATTTCCTGGCGGAGATCAACACCTACTCCGTCAACATGAATGTCAATACGGCAGAGAAGCAGCCGGTAGGAAGTATCCTGGTCCACAGAATCCCCACCGGCGTCACGTTCGACCTGACCTACACAGAAATGGTCGTCCGAGACGATCTGATCATGGAGCCCCTGCTGGAAGCAATCCAGAACGGCCTGATCCCTGTCTATAACTTCCAGGGAGTCGCATACAAACCCGATGGTCAGGAGCAGCGTCTGGCGTTTAACAACGCTGTCCCTAACGGAACCTTCGGAATCCAGACCCTCACACCCGGAGAAGTAATCGAGAGAGAACAGAGCTTCGCTCTCAATTCTATCCCGTCCTTCATTTCCTCACTGGCATCCACATACCTGTCCTAACCACAGTCACCAAACAGTAAACAAACAGTAAACAAACAGAAAGAGCCCCGCCAACCACGGGGCTCTACACAAAAAAGGAGGAACAACCATGGCAGCAAATAAAGAAGAGAAAGATATCACCGGACTGGACCAGGCAACAGACCGCAAAGAAGCAGAATACGATCTTGTCAAAGCCCTGCTGGAAGCGTCTGAATTTAAGACAGATGAAGACGCTGTGCAGGAAGTAGAAATTAAAAGGGGAGGGAAGTATCTCTTCACAGTACACCTGCATCCGATCAGCGAGCCGGATGCCACCATGGCCAGAAAAAAATCGACCGTCTACATGCCTAATCCTAACGGCAAGAAACTGCCGCCTATTGAGAAGGAGAGAAATACGGCCAAATTCAACTCCTGGCTGATCTATCTGGCGACTACGGAGGAGGACCAGGAAAAAATCTGGGGCAACCGGGCAATCATGGAGAAATTCAACCTGGCGCAGCCTTATGAGAGCATCGACTGCCTGCTCACCCTGGGAGAGAAGCAGAAGCTCGTGGAGCTGGTAATGGACCTCAGCGGACTCTCTGACGACGAAGAGGAAATCGACGAGGAAGAATACGCAAAAAACTGATCGAGGAAAGCGACCTGGCATACTGTCTCCATGTCGCATTCCAAAATCAACATTTAGAGCCGGGGGTCCTTATGGGCCTCCGAACTCGTAATGATAGGATACCTGCCGGAGAGCGGGCCTTCATTCTGGCATCAATAAAAAAGGCAGTAACAGAGGGCGACACGCCTGTCAAAGTGCGTAATTTCAGCAGCAAAAAGAACGGAGGTAAAGGCTGATGGCTTATAACAAAGTCGTGATAGACGTTGAGGCGAGATTCGTAGATAACGTCACCGGTCAAGTTAATAAGGCAGATAAAGCCGTAAACAACCTCGGAAAGAAACGGCCGAAAGTAGTAATCGACGCAGACAATGCCAGGGCTGACAGCAAAATCAATAATACCGGCAAAAAGATAGATAACCTGGGGAGAAAGAAGTCAAAATCCAGACTCGAAGCGGAGGACAACGCCTCAAAAAAAATAGATAGAGTGCTGGATAGGCTAAAAAGGATTGCAGACCGGATCTTCACAGCAACCGTGAAAATACGCGATTCCGCAGCCCTGTCTACTCTGAACAAAATCAGCGACACAGCGATGTCCCTGGCCGGTAAGACTTTCACGGCCACCATGAAAATCAAAGATCTGGCCCTTTCACCGCTGACATTGATTAAAAATACGATATTCAGCATAAAAGGACTGATCGCCGGCATTTTCACGGGAATGGCGGCAAGACAGTTAGTAGCCATGCCTATCGGCCTGGCCGATCAGTATTCTGGCGCTAAAATCGGTTTCCAGACCCTGCTCGGAGACGTGTCCGGCCAGAAGATGATGGACGACCTGGATGCATTCGCAAAGGCTACACCGTTTAAGACTTCTGAGGTTATCGCAAGCACCCAGAAGATGATCGCCATGGGCTGGCAGGCGGACGACATCATCGCGGATATGACGACAATCGGTGATGCGGCAGCGGCTACCGGTAAAGGCGACGAAGGACTAAACAGAATCGTCCTGGCCCTTGCCCAGATCAAGTCCAAAGGTAAGCTGTCTACGGAAGAACTGAACCAGCTGGCAGAAGCCGGAATCTCGGCAAAAAGATACCTGGCAGAAGGACTCGGCTACGGAAGCGGAGACGAAGGTATCATGAAACTCTCAGCAGACCTCGAAAAAGGTGCAGTAGCAGCGGACGCAGCAATACAGGCTATCATGTCCGGAATGAAAGAATACGAGGGCATGATGGAAAAGACCGCAAACGAAACCGTGACAGGTCTCAAATCACAAATCGAAGATACGTTCGAAATCAACATCTTCCGTCGCTGGGGCCAGGGCCTGCAGGACGGAGCAAAACGCGGTCTCGGATCAATCGTGAAACTTTTAGACACGGCAGATGCAAGCCTGCAGAAACTCGGAGATATGCTCTACGAAATCGGTGAAGTGGTTTCTGGATGGGCAGCAGATAAGCTCGAAAGCGCCGTCAAAAAGATCCAGGAGCTTGTAGACACAGAGGAGTTTGAAAATGCCGATCTCCCCGGAAAAATCAAGATTCTGTGGGACGGCGTAGTCGCTGATCCTATCAAAGAGTGGTGGACAGGCGGAGGCCAGGAGAAAGTATCCGAAACGGCAGGAAAAGTCGGAAAGTGGATCGGGCAATTCATATCTTCCATGTGGACCGGGATCTTTAAAGGCACGGATGCCCTTATTGATGGAAACGGAGTAGCAAAAGAGGGTGCCAGCGTAGCTGAATCGTTCGTCCGCGGTTTCTTAGAAGGATTCGACGGGCAGGCAATAACAGACGCATTTGTAGGCGCAGTGAAGAACGTGTGGCAGGCGATGCCCACCTGGGGCAAGGTCCTGCTCGGCGGAATCGCAGCCGGCAAAATAGCCGGAGGAATTCAGACTATGGCAGGCGGAGCCGCGTCCCTTATGGGAGGTGTCGGCACGCTAATCGGAACACCCGGCACTGCCATGGTTAGTGGTACCGGCCTGTCAAGCATGCTGGCAGGATTAGGCTACACAATAACAGGCGGAGCCGCAGGTTCAGCACTGAGCGGTGGAGCAGCAGCAACCATCGGCGGTAGTGCTTTGGCAGGCGTAGCAGGCGGTATCTACGGAGGGTATACGGGCTATCAGGGAGTAAAGCAAATCGTAGAGGGCGAAAAAGAGAATGACGCAGTAAAGCAGACCAGCGGATTAGTAAAGGTCGGTGGCGTGGTTACAGGCGCAGGTACAGGCGCGGCAATAGGAACCATGATTCTTCCTGGCATAGGGACTCTGATCGGAGCCGGAATCGGAGCTGGCGTCGGGGCTTTGGCTGGAAATTATGGCAGCAAAAAGCTCGAAGAGTGGGATGCGGCTCAGAAATCTATGAAAGAACTGGCAGAAACAGCCGATGAATCTGCAGAAGCGGCAGAAGCCATGGAGGAAAGACAAGCCGATGCGGCCAAGTTTTTGAAAAACAGTTTCGGAGATTTAGCAATGTCTCTGTCAGAGATAGAAGTCATAGCAAAGAACATCGCGCTCGGAGACAACGCCACAAATATATCCAAATTTACAGAGGCAGCAGCAACAGCTGCAAGCAGCTTTCAGGAACTCAAAACGACAACAGCCGCACTGAACAAATGGAACTGGAGAGCCAGTGTCGGGTTCAAGTTTAGCGACACTGACAAAGAAAGCTATCTCGAAACGGTCACGGCTTATATAGCCAACGCGGAACAGGTCGTAGAGGATCAGCATTATATGTTCACCGCAGCGGTCAACATGCTTATAGAGCCCAAAGAAGACGAGGAGAGCAGCATCATCAAGAATGCTGATGAATACTTCGGAGGTCTGCAGGAACAGCTGAATGAGCACGAAACGAAGCTCACAGAGCAGGTCAATATAGCTCTGGAAGACGGAGTTATAACCGCAGATGAGCAGAAAATCATAGCTGATTTACAGTCGAAGATCGACGAGATCACTAATAAATTTGCTCAAACCCAGGCGGAAGCAGAGCTCGAAGCCATCAAGATAAAATTCAGCTCAGGTGAGCTCGATAAGGATTCCTACGAAAAACTGCAGCAGGAGCTGCAGGCGCAGATCGAATCCTCCACATCGACCTACGACACAGCGCTGACAAGCTCTATCACAAGCCTAAAACTACAGCTGGAAGATGGAGCCATCGATCAGTCAGAATACGACGAACAAATAAAAGCCCTCACAGAAGGTTATACGGCAAATGTAGATGAGATCAAAGCAAACGCAGCCAATATCCAGTTTGAAATTCTGGGAGACGCCATGGAAGATGTCCTGGGGGATGACGCAAAGGCAAAGCTGCAGTCGGCGCTGGAAAACTCCCTAAAAGACGGAATAGACCCGATAGACTGGACGCCAGAACAGGCAGCGTCCTACCTTAATACGGATTCTTTGACGACACAGGCAAGTGACGCTCTGGGTATGGCGCTATCAAACATAGCGGCGACACTGCCGGAAACAAAAGTGCCCTTATCTGTGACATATGAGGCACCAGCGGATAAAGAGGCGCAGATCAACACGATTTTAATGCCTCTTGAAATGTATCAATTTGAAACAGATGGCGACATTACAGCAAAATACACCGCTAACAAATTCCAGGGCAGAAAAAAAGAAGACTTTGGAATTCAGGACAGCTACACTAAGTCAACAGACCTCTACCTGACAGTCAACAGGCACGTAAATACAGTTGGAGACCCCGTGCCGTCCGGCGCGGGAGGTTTCCGCGGTGGTATCTTCTATCCGGCCGGAAGATCAGCAAGACGGTTCTCGACCGGAGGTATCGTAAAAGGCGGAGCCCAGCTGATCACAGTCGCGGAAGAAGGAAGCCCGGAAATGGTCATTCCCTTAAGCAGCCAGCGGCGCGAACGCGGCCTGAAGCTGTGGGAAAAGGCAGGGCATATGCTGGGTGTTCCCGGATTTGCTACGGGCGGCATCGTCGGCAATGCAGACGAGGGAATCCGTAACATGCAGTATGACAGCGGAGACGGAGGAGCTGGTGGCCAGACCGTACAGGTCGAAGTCGGCGGAATCACCATCGAAATCCAGGTCAACGGCAATGAGTCCGGTAACATTTCAGAGGCGATCAGAGCGCAGGCAAACGACATCGCAGATACAGTGGCCGGTGTGCTTGTAGAGGCATTCCGGGCTCAGTTTGCGAATACTCCGACCAGGGGAGGTGTCGCATGATTTACTCGACAGATAAAAAGCAAAATGTAGAAATCGTCATAAAAGAGCGGTCCGGCAGCAGGCAGATACGTGTGCCATGGCTGCCGGATGAGGTCGAATACGGCGGTGGAAACACAATACGTGCTACATACGACATCCTGGACAGAGGACCGGTCGATGTTCCCACCGGGGAGGACCTCGCCACAATCAGCTGGAGTAGCATCTTCCCCGGTGGCCTGCGCACAGACGAAAATCTGCTGCACGGCAAATGGTACCATCCCCGCTATTACCACAAGATTATAATCGACTGGAAGAACAACGGGACGCCTCTGAATGTTATGCTGACGGGGTATCCCATCAATATAAACGTCGTCCTGGACAAATACAGCGCAAAAGCGGCTGGACCGTTCGGAGACTGGGAATATAAAATATCTTTCGTCGAAGACAGAGAAGTGGTCGTTAAATCCAGCACGGTAAAAAGAGCGAAAAAGAAAACAGTCACCTATACGATCAAAAAGGGAGACACGCTCTGGAAAATAGCCCAAAAGTATCTCGGCGCAGGATCAAAGTGGAAAACGATTTATAATGCCAATAAGACGATCATCGAGCAGCAGGCAAAGAAGCACGGAAAGAAATCGTCGAGCAACGGACGGTGGATCTATCCAGGCGTTAAAATAACGATTCCTCAGTAAGGAGGTGCGAAAGTGGCCTCTAAAGAAAATCCAATCTACAGAACGGTCATATACGACGGAAACACAAAGTACAACATAACGCCTGCCGTAACAGGTATCGACTTTGAGGATCAGGAGAAACAGCTGGCGCAGAGCGTCACAATTTCCATCATGGATATGAAAATCACTTCAAAAGGGAAGTGGCTGACGAGCATCCTCAAAGTCCGCCAGCGCGTGTACATTTACGCCAATGACGGCAGCAAAGACGCTGAGGTGTTCCGTGGCTACATTTGGACCCGGCAGTATTCGAGAAGCAACGACGGCCACGAGCTCGACCTGAAGTGCTATGACAACCTGATCTACCTGCAGGAATCAGAAGACTCCCTGTATTTTTCAAAAGGCAAAAAGACGAATGCCGTAATGAGCAGCATCGCAAAGCGCTGGGGTATGTCAATCTCCTACAGCTACTCCACCATCACGCACGGAAAGCTGGCACTCAGAGGAACGCTGTCAGATATCATAGTTTCAGACATTCTGGAACCGGTCAGGAAAAAGACCGGGAAAAGATACGTGATCCAGAGCATACAGGACAAGCTGTATATAAAGCCGATAGGATCGAACACAACGATATATGAGATTAAAGCTGGCCAGAACGCCATATCTACCAAAAGCGAGCAGAACATGGAAGATATGGTCACGAAAGTCGTAATCCTTGGAAAACAGGATAACAACAACAAGTACCCGGTCAAAGCAACCGTGTCGAAAAATACCGGAACATACGGAACGCTGCAGAAGCTCCAGGACATCGGAGACGATAAACTGGCGGCGGCCAAAAAAGAGGCGCAGGCCACCATCAATGAGAACAGCTCTCCCAAGTGGATCTACGAAGTCACAGCTGTGGATATCCCGTGGATACGAAAAGGTGATAAAGTAAAGATCAAAGCAGGAGATATCAGTAAAACGCTGACAGTAACCTCTATCGACAGGACCATCGAGAACAAAAAGAAGACAATGACGCTTACCCTAAAAAACTGGTAGGAGGCAGGTATGAACAACAACATACAACGGCTGGGAAGGATCCTGGCCGACCGCATGGTGATCACATCAAATGCAGCTGTCCCTCTGACAGTGGAGCTGGGAGTCATAAATGACAATCTGACACTGACGACAGACAGCATACCGGCAGAGATCCCAAAGGGAGACTACATGCTGCCAAAAGGACAGAGCCTCAGCGCAGGAGACCGTGTGCTGGTGGTCTGGTGCCAGAACGAGCCGGTCATAGCGGCAGTGGTTGTCAGCAGTTAGGAGGATAAAATGGCGGATACAAACAATCTGTTCCCGGACGCTTACGAAAACGAAGAAACCGTAGCGAACGAGATAGTGAGCTCCGAACGAGTAGGATACAGGCCAGGGATCGCATTCAACTATACGACCGGGGATTTTATCCGCGACGGAAGGAACAGGCTGCTGGAAAGCACCGGCGTCGAATCCTGGCAGCAATGGTGCGTGAACTGCATCCAGACGGAGCGGTATAAACACCTGGCATATAACTCAGATTTCGGATTAGACCTGGATGCTGTGTTCGCAGCGGCCTCACGGGCCGAAGCAGAAAGCATCCTGACCAGGGAGATAAACGACGCAATCATGGCTGATCCTTACGAGAGGACCGCATATATTGACAGCATACAGTACAGCTGGCAATCTCCCGACTCGGTAATCGTCACGGCAACAATCGTCGGGATTGACGATACGACCATCGATATCACAGCAAATGTCACGCAGGAGGAATCATAATGGCCGCAGAATTCACGACTCCAACCTTTCTGGAACCCTACAGCGTCGACGGCATATACCAGCAAATGGTAGACGTCCTGCCGTCCGATATTGACACAAGCCAGGGCTCACACGTCTACAACCTCACCTATCCCACCGCACTGGTGCTCTCGGAGCTGTGCGAATACGTCCTCCCGCAGGTGATCCAGCTGATCTTCCCTCAGTGGTCATATGGAGAATACCTCGACGCCCACGCAGAAACGCGCGGAATGACCAGAAAAGCAGCCACAGCAGCCACGGGAGAGATCACCATCACCGGAATAGCTGGAACGGTTATACCAGCCGGCTCTGCGTTTTCTACCGCATCCCTCAACCAGGACGACCCCTCAATCACGTATGACACGCTGGAGGAAGTCACTATACCCTCATCCGGATCAGTTAACGTAGATGTAGAATGCGAACAGACCGGCACAGTCGGCAACGCAGCCGCGAACACAGTGATTATAGTTTCCAGCACCATCACCGGAATATCCGGCGTCACGAATGCGGAGCCGATGATCGGAGGAACAGACGAGGAGACGGACGAAGCCCTCATAGCTCGAATCGTAGAATACGACGTATCCCAGGGCGACAGCTTCACCGGAAACGTATCCGACTATAAGCGCTGGGCCCTGAGCGTAGCAGGCGTAGGGAGCGCCCTGGTGATCCCGGCAAACGACGATACCGGCCTCGTCACCATCGTAATAACCGACTCGAACGGCGCGCCCGCCACCGAATCGCTGTGCAATACGGTATATAATTATATTATGCAACCAGACAACCCAGACGCACGGCTGGCACCGGTCAACGCATTCCTCCAAGTGGCAGCCCCGACGATAGTGGATATCGGAATCCAGGCGACAGTCGAGCTGGTAGCAGACTACGATCTGAGCACCGTAGAAGCCGCGTTTTTGACGAATGTGGCCTCTTATCTCAGTGAGGCATTGTCGGACGGGGAAATCAAAATAACGCGCGTAGAGGCCATATTATCGGCCACAGAGGGCATAAATGACTTCACCGCCCTGCAGATAGGAATCGTCGGCACATCCTCCACAACCTACAGCAGCAGCAATATAGCGCTGACGGGATATCAGATACCACAGATCGTCGCGGGAGACCTGGACCTGACAGAAGGAGACGTGTCCACGCACGGCAAGACATCTGTCACAGCAACAGACGACGGAGCCGGGCATGTCACCATCAACGGAGCCACAGCAACGACAGACGGCAGCGGGAATGTAACTCTATCAACGTAAGGAGGGCATCATGAACTACAAAACAGAGATGATGCAGGAGATCCTGACAAATCCCAAAGCGCAGGAGATAATCGACTATGTGACACCGCTGTACGGAGAAAGCTACGTCGGCCTCTGGATTTACCAGGCGCTCGGAACGGTTCTGGGAGCAGCCTATGATCTGTCCACGGAGCTCATGGCGGAAACAAATCCGGAAATGGCCACGATGCTGCTGAACTACTGGGAAGCAGAATACGGAATCGCTCCGGACCCGGCTCTCACCATCGAGCAGCGCCGGCAGAGAATCATAAATAAAATCCGAACTGTCGGATCATGCACGCCAGCAAGACTGGAAGCCGCAATATCAGCAGCCATCGGCGGAATAGGCGTGGAGATCACCGAAAGAACGGCGAAAAACCAATTTACTGTGTCGATTATCGGAGCCACATCCCTGGCCCCGGTAATCGAGGTCGTAGAACGGATGAAACCGGCACACCTGACATATGTCATTCGAGGCGCCGTCAATATCAGCGCCACGAACAACCAGAACATAGCAATGGCGCTTACTTACGCTGAGAGCTACAAAGTGGAGGTGCAGTAATGAGTACAATATGGAGCAACGCAGTTATAACGACAAAAGGGCTGGCCCTGCTGTCGAAACTGATCGAAGGGGACACCCTCACCATCACAAAAGCGGTAACCGGATCAGGAACAGTCGCCACATCGTCTCTGCCGTCGCAGACAGCAGTCACGACGCAGCAGCAAACCCTCAGCTTCAGGAACATCAGCTATCCGGCAGCAGGGAAATGTGCCGTCCCTGTTTATTTGACAAACGACAATCTGGCCACCGGATACACAGCCACCCAGGTCGGTGTATTTGCCACAGACCCAGACGACGGAGAAATTCTCTTCTTTATAGCGCAGGCGAATAGCGGTGAGGGAACGGTCGTGCCTTCGGCCACAGAGATGCCAGGTTACTCTGCCGAATGGACGTTCTATTTTCAGTACGGGCAGGCGTCCAGTGTGTCTGTGACGGTCGACCCGTCAAATACAGCCTCGCAAGCTCAGCTGGCGCAGTACCTGCCTCTGGCGGGCGGAGCCATGACCGGAGACATCTCGTACCAGGGCACAAAATCGACAAAGAAAATGATCCGGTTCATCGATGATACAGATAGCACGAACGGCCTCGGAATTTCAATCGGAGGAGGAGGCACGACCATCATCGGTGGCGGGGAATCCCCTGAAAAGTTTGAAGACGCAGGAAATGGCGAGCCAGAGCTCATGATCATAGCCAGCGACGGAACTATCGACTTTTATACGAATGTGAACAGCGGAGTAGCAAACGCAAAGCTCATCCAGATGCTGAGAGACGGAACAATAACAGCTGCAGGATTTAACGGCAACGCTACATCTGCTACGAAGCTGCAGAACGCCAGGACCATCAAAGCAAACCTCGGAAGCACAGATGCTGCCAGCTTCGACGGCACGGCGAACGTGACGCCCGGTGTTTCCGGCACTCTGCCGGTAGCAAACGGAGGAACAGGAAACACCAGCGTAGACACAACGCCCACAGCAAACAGCACCAAAATGGTCACATCGGCCGGCATTAAAGCCGCGATAGACAAGCTCCTGGCCCTGGCTGGAGGAACCGTAACCGGAACGCTGATCCTTTCAAAAACGACGGACCTGTCCGGAACGTCAGATAACCGGCCGGCCCTCATAATCGGCGGACTTCCTACAGCCGCCCACATTGAGATCGATTCTAATGAGATTCAGGCAAAATCAGATGGGACCACGCCCACAAATTTATACCTCAATCCAGACGGAGGAAAAGTCGCCGCAAACGGCGGAACAGTGGCTCATTTTTCCGGCACAGCAGCGCAGACAACCGGAATGCTGCTCACTACCAACGGCACAGACGGAACGATCAAAACCGGAGGAAACGCTACTACAAACGGCGATATCCTGATGAATAACACGAATTCATATAGGGCCATCGGGAAGTACCGGAACGTAAACAATTCGAGCTACTATGTTAACTTCGGCTGTGGGATCATAAATAACAAAGGAGCGAGCTGCCTGGAAATCCAGACCGGCGACAGCACCATGCTCGGACGCCTGGCACTGGGAACAGACGGACTGTACTATCTCGACAAAAACAACAAACTGCAGACCATCGTCAAACAGGCGGTCTACGATGCCACGACGGAATAAAAGGAGAAAGCTATGTCGTACATTAAAATCACTCTGGACCATCCAATCGAGGACGGCGAACGCCTCACATTCAAAGCCCCAATCGACTCAACCGCAGCTACAGGGATCAAAGTCTACTACCCAGTGAATAACGGAGAAGCAGCCTGGACAAGCAGCTCGGCCGTCTTTACCATCATCGATGCCTGCGGCACTTCACTGCACCAGAAAGAATCCATTTTTAAGACCGGCGCATACGTCTCCGTACTGCTCGATACGACGAACCAGAAAGCCTATATGTTGAACAATAATATCAACATCGCAGCCTATGACACAGCCATTGCAGCACTTCAGACAGCCGTCGCGAACCTGCAGAGTAAGACGCGGGAAGTGGTACTTTTTAGCGGCGACCATGAAATGACAACCGAAGATCCTATCACGCTTTCGCAGAGTGTGGCCGGATTCGAATATATTGATATACAGTATTCATTCCTGGGTATAGATAACATTTATACCTACAAAGTAGGCAGTGGAAATCCGGTTATAAGATCCATCAACCTTCCGAACGTAGAAAGCCTTAGTATTTATGTCCGCGAAGACACGCTGGTATTTTCGGGCAGAACGTTGTCAGAAGAGACAAGCGACAGCATCAAAGTGTGGAGATGGAGCGGAGATGCAAACGCTTCAGCAGAAATAGCTCCCACCAGCAATTACCCTCTCATGATCCGGCGTATCGTAGGCCGGGGAACTGCGTAGGAGGAATGATATGGATACACCTATCACAATGACTCCAACGGACATCATAACTTTTTTTCTCGGCGTGTGCGGCGCTATCGCAGTAATAGGACAGGCCGCAAAATGGATTCTGGAATTCATCCAAACCATAAAAAAACCGGAAACCAAACAGAATGAAGAAATTGATAAACTCGGTACAAGAGTAACAAAAGTCGAGAAAAAAGTGACTGAATTTGAGGGCTACTTCAAAAACGATCAGGATCAGCTGGCAGAACTGCTGGAAGGAATGCGCGTTCTGCAGAGGGTCAATCTGGCCACGTTGTCACATGCCATCCACGGCAATGACATAGAAAAGCTAAAGGAAGAGGAGCATGAGCTCCAGGAATACCTGACAAGAAAGGAGAAATGAAAATGGACATGCTGAAAAACAAAGACTGGTGGAAAGCAGCCGGAACAAGGGCCCTGAAAACAGTGGCCCAGAGCGCCCTGGCGCTGATTGGCACTAATGCCATCGGCGTGACAGACGTGAACTGGCAGGCCGTAGCATCCGCAGCAGCGCTGGCAGGAATCGTCTCTCTTCTGACTTCCCTGGCTGGGCTCCCGGAGGTGGAGTAACCATGGCAAAAACAAAAGGACTGGATATCTCCTATCACAACGGCACTATCGACTTTAAGAAAGTCGCAGCAGCCGGCATCAAATTTATAATCCCCCGCGAAGGATACAGGAAGACCATCGATTCTAAATTCCTCGAATATGTGAAGCAGGCAAAAGCAGCCGGCATCAGCATCCCCGGAGTTTACCACTTTATGTATCCCCTGACAGAAGCAGACGTGGAAAAAGAGGCAGCCAGCTGCATCGCCAATGTGCAAAAAGCAGGGCTCGGAAAAAATATTGTTATTTTTGCCGACCTGGAATATGACACATTCGACGATGCAAAGGAAAAAGGACATCCACTAAGTAAGTCTGTCACAACGCCCTGGACCATCAAATTCTGCGAATATGTAAAAAAGCATGGATACCGGGCAGGCGTGTACCTGAACCAGGACTACTACAAAAATTACTACGACATGGACCAGATCAAAGCAAAAGGCTACGTGATCTGGCTGGCTGATTACAGCGGAGACCCCAACTACCCCTGCACATACCAGCAGTACACAAGCTCAGGATCATGCCCAGGTGTGAAATCCAGCGGCCTCGATATGAACTACTACTTCGGAGAAAAGACAGTGGGCAAAGAAAAGACAAACAGCGGACTGATCGCCTATGCAAAAGCGCAACTGGGCCTCCCTTACTGGTGGGGAACCTTCGGCCAGATCGCGACTATCAGCCTTTATGACGCAAAAAAGAAGCAGTACCCCAACTACTACACAGCGAATGACTTCTCATCCCAAATCGGCAAACGCGTCCATGACTGTGTCGGACTGATCAAAGGGTATCTCTGGTCAGACAGCCCGACGTCCGTACCAAAATACAACAGCACCCAGGACGTAAACGCAGCCGGAATGTATGAGCGCTGCAGTAAAAAGGGAACCATCGGCAGCTTCGATAAGGTCCCTGGCCGGCTCCTTTTCCGCGGAGCTTCAGCAGAAAAGATCGTACACGTCGGTGTTTATGCCGGCGACGGAGTGGTATACGAGGCAAAAGGACACGCATACGGCGTCGTTAAAAGCACTTACAAAGCCTCAGACTGGACGCACTGGGGCCAGTGTCCATGGTTAACCTGTGATACAAGCGGTACAAGTAATAGCACAACCGAAACAGAAACAGGAACGGTGGTGAAAATCGTGGGGAACACCAAAAAGGGCATGAAAGGTGTGCAGGTAAAAGGCTTACAGACCATGCTGAACGGGTACGGATTTAACTGCGGATCAGTAGACGGTGTGTTCGGAACAAAGACGCAGGCAGCAGTCCTGAAATTCCAGCGTAGGAACGGCCTGTCTGTGGACGGGGTCGTAGGACCGAAAACGTGGAACAGGCTGACGGGCCTCTCGTAAGAAAGGAACTACCATGAGTTACATGATTAAAGATTATCTCAAAGCAACCGGAGACGGAGCTGAAAGAGTGTTTGAAGAAGTCTGCAAAATTAAGTGCAAACACAGCCCGGTATCAAGCTGGGGTGAAATGGTGAGAAAACGATCTATATCCTGCTCTTCTTCTGGATCAATAGCGTTACAGCTTGCCGGGTGCATGGATGTTGGGAAAAAGATGGGACACGTGTATATCAAAGGCACAGGCATAAAAAAATCCGATATCAAGTCCATCAAAGATGCAATGTACGGCATTGAAAACATCCGACATTGTCGTCTGATATGGGTCGGTGGTTGCAAATATCGGGATCTTCCGTACTGGCTCAAAAGACGTGGCGTAATATATATCCAGTGGTCAAACTGCTGCACAAGCGCAGGAGACGGATGGGTGTGGTCAACCAATGAAGAGGGCGGCTATCACCGGCAGGCAGACGGATCAATGAGGTACGACCAGTACAAAGAGACAAGAAACAGGGAAGGCGTCCTGTCTAACGGCGGTCATTATCCTTGGAACGGTGAGATCTTTGTCTGCATCGTGCCAGAAGAAAAATGGCTGCAGCACTGGGCCGTGGAGGTAATGCTCGAAAAGCATGGAAAGAAAGAGACACGGCAGGACCATTTCGGTGTACACTATGATCAGGTACAGAAGTTTGTAGATCACATGTGCCGCGACCACA